CCCCATTCACTTATTATACACCACTTGGGATGCAAGATACTACAAATGTAGGTGCAGCAGAGCAACCTCAAGCTGTACAGCCAAGTACCAAAGAAGAGGGAATCACTGACAAGGATTTACTTAAAATGGTAGATAACATTGATGGATTACCAAGTGACACTAATGAGATAATTAAAAACTTAAGTTGGCTTTATAAACAAGACAATCTATTTAGTAAGGGGAAAATTAATTCTTCTTCAATATCTTCAAGATACCTTCAGGCATTAAGGCAAATTAAAAATGCTAACTTTAATAAAAAAGAATACGATTCTGCATTAGAAACTGTTAAAGCTAATGGGGGATTAAATGAGGTTGCTATTACAACTACTGGAAATGTGGTTGTTCAAGATACAGAGGGAGATATTAAACAAGTATCTACTGATGAGTATTTAAACAATAGAGATAAATACTTTGCTCTTAAAAATTCTGACTTGCTTTATATAAGAGCTCACTCTGATGAAATGGCTAATAAGAATGATATATTTAATACAGTTAGAAATGGCATTGGCATATCAGCTATTAACAAGATAATTCAAGGAGCAATGGGTAAGTTGGGAACTATGTCTATATCTAAAGAAGGGTACTCTTATAAAAAAGAGGGAAATATTATACAAGGTATGGAATATATAAACAACATTGTAAATGAAGGGGCTGACCTTTCAGGTATGGGCTTAGACGGAGTTTACAAAACTGGACTCTTAAATAAGAATCAATATCAAGCTGCAAAAGCGGCAGTTCAATATATTTATGATACATTAGACCCAAATGCTATTACTTTATTAGAGGTTAAATCTGGAAATACAGAGAATCCTAAGAAAGGAGCATTAGACTTAATAACTCAACTAATAGCATCTCAATTAGATACTACTATTGAAACTACTCAAAACTATGAAGAAAAACTTACTGGAACCATTAGTGGTACTGGAGATGGTGGAAGTGGTTCGAGAAATGATTTAAAACAACTCGATGCAATTGTAAATGGTCAATCTACTGTACAGAGAGATTATACTTTGAATCCTCACTCTAATTATCAATATACTACATCAGCCAATTGGTGGGCAGAACCCCAAGATGTTAAAACAGGAGAAGGATTGGGAATGAACACTCTCGATACAATATTGAAGAGTGCAGGTTATGGTTCAGCAGTTTTACAGAACTCTGTTTATTTTGGTGATAATAAAGTAGACCCGACTCAATTTAATAAACTTGTATATGACCCGTCAGAAGGAGTTGCACAAGTATGGCTACCTTATACTAATACACCAAATGGTGGAATTGCTCCCAATCTTGGAATTATTAGCATTATAGAAAAAGTTGAGGATGATTTAAGAAGAAAAGGTAATGTATCTGATGTAGAAAGAAGACAAGCTTATGAAGCAGCAGGAATAGGCCCATTCTGGGATGCCATGCAGAATCCACAGTCTGCTTATGAAAGAGGATTACTAAGACCATTCATAGCAATGACAGGAGTTGCTTCTGATGATGAACAGAGTGGAATAGTAAACGAAAATGAGAGTGTTGATAAACTTAGCAGAGACGAAAGAAAACACTGGAAGGATGCTGCTATGAAAATTATAAATGACCCTGCCAGAAATGGTAATAAGAAAGGAGACTATGACTTCGATTCTTGGTGGGAATGGGAAATATTTGGAAATGTTTCAGATATGTATAGAGGAACTATTTATATGCCAATGTCTGGTGACTATGTAAGTTCAGCAGCTAAAACTGGTAATATTAATCTTCCTAAATCTACATTTGATGCTAACAGGCTAATTAGAGAAGGTCAAATTGCTAATAACAGAAGACCTCTAGTAAAAACAAATTTTGATTAGAATATGGAAAATGTACAACAAAACGATTGGTTTGCAACGATACTATACAATCCAGACAAAGACTTTAAAAACTTTAAAGAAGCTGGATTAGATGCAGCTAATACAGGTTTAAAAGATAGAGAATCATATAAAGATATACAGGCAGTGCAAGACCAATTCAAGGATGCTGAAGGTAATTTTGATGAAAAATTATATAATCAGTTCTATGATAGCGCTGTAAGAACATATAATACTTTTGTACAAGGAAACATTGAAGATACATTCCTTCGTAATATGGTTAAAAGCCCGTTAGATATTTTATCTGACAGAAGTACTCCATCTCAAAAACCTTTGTTTATTGTACAAAAAGTATCTAATCCTACTCTTAAATCACAAGGTATTAATAGCTTATTTGGAGAAGGTAAAGCTCTTAGGTCTTACAGAGAAGCAGCTCAAACTCAAAGAGTTGTAGACTATAAAACTGGAAAAGAGCTTGACTGGACTCCAGACGATGATGATAAGAGTGGATTCTTCGATTTCATGTTTATAGAACCATTAGTAGAAGCTAAGTGGGAAGAAGATGGATATCACAAAGACGAATATGGTAGAGACATCAAGCACTTTGCGGGAGACTATAAACTTAATGCAAATGGTATGCCATATTATGAAACTCTAGGAGATAGAGATGCTGCCAATAAGAGTTTCTTGCACTGGACTGATACATTGACTACTACTGGCTCTAAATGGGATAAATATAATTTCTTAGCTTCTGACGGAATTGATAAGAGCGTGGCAGGAACTACTGCAAAAATGATTGCTACTATTGCTCCATTATTTATTCCTTACGTAGGACAGGCTTATGGTATTGCTACTGCATCTGCATATTTTGGTCAAGCATTGGCAGTATTTGGTAAGACTGTAATTGATGCTATCGGAGATGATACTGCTTCTAAAAAGCCAGGTCTATGGCAGTTCCTTAATAAAATTGACTCTTCAGTTAGAAAGTTTGATTCATCTGTAAGTGATGCAGGAAATCAAGGAATGTTTAATTATGAACAATTCGCTAACTTAGTAACTGATGTAGTAGGTCAACTTTATCAACAAAGAAGTATTGCTAAAATCCCACAATGGATTGGATGGGATGCTAGAAGTGCTAAGAACTCTAAAGCCTTTGTAGAAGCACATAATGCTGATTATTTAAAGAAATATGGAAAAACTCTACGTCAAGCTATTAAAGACGGAGATGTTGCTTCTGACTATACTAAATTAGTAAACAATGATTTACTAAATGCAATTACTGCAAAACAGGGAACTATAAACAGCTTTGCCAAGAATGGTTCTCAATTCTACATGGCTATGACTCAATCTAAAGACATGTATGACACCTTTAAAGAAAATGGGTTTAGTGATGTCACTACTGCCATTGGTATGGGTGCTGCATTATATGGATTTAGTAAGCTGTTTAATTCCTCTCTTGGAGAAGTGGCTCTTAGTGGTTTAGGTCTTGATGATTTAAAACAAGCTAATAAGAGACTTATTAGAGAGTTTACCAAAGAGATGAAACCTCAACTTGAATTAGTTGAAAAAACATCCTCTAACATTACTAACTCCGGAAAAATTAAATGGATTAAAAATCTAGGTGAGAAATTCAAAGGCTTTTATGAAAAACATTTAGTAAATGACCCAGAGGGCTGGATTGCCAATTCTGTTAAGGAATCTATTGAAGAAGTATCAGAAGAAGCATTGCAGGATGTAATATTCGAAAGTAGTAACGTAATTGATTGGACATTTAACAAACTTGGATGGACTCAAAAGAGAGGTAATTATGAGTTTACTCAAAGTAATCCTTTAGAAAGATACTTAATGTCAGCTCTTGGGGGTGCTGTGGGTGGAGCTATCTTCCCTGCCATTACTAAAATGGAAAATATTAAAGATGGAGTTCCTAATATCCAAAAGAATATTCCTGAAAATCTAGCCATAGATATAGCTACTATGATTAGAAATAATGGAGTTCAGAAATCGGTTGATTTATTAAAGAAAAGTATTGATAAGGGAGAAGTAGGTTCTACAACTCTATCCATGACTTTATCTACTAACACAACTGATGACGGGCGAGTTTATTATGAGCCAGCTAAGAAAAGAGAAGATAGCCAAAATAATATTGTAGGTAATATCTTAATTAATTATCTGTATGCGGTAGACTCCGTAATCAACAATGAAGGATATAATCTGAAAGACGATGAAGTTGTTAATAACTCATTAATGAAAGATTTCAGATTAAAACAACTTGCTGATACTGGAGTGGGAGAAGAAATTCTTTATGATTTCCAGAAACAATTACAAGGTCTTATTACAGCAGCTATAGAACTAAAGAGCGCATCAGAAAGTTCAGAAGTGGGCAAAATTAAGCAAAGATATGATGAATTTAAACAGAGAGTAGATGATACTTTATCTGGAAAAAGAGCAGGAGAATATGCTGAAATGATGGCATATAAATTAAATAGAGGATTAATGTCTCCATTTGCCGCTCCTGATATCTATGCTTATTCTAGATATGTAAGAGGTATTAACTACGCTACTGCAACAGAACAGCAAAAGAAAGACCTAGAAGCTGACTACGAGAAATATACTCAATCAGACCAAAAAGAAAAAATAAATCTTGGTTATGAAATATTTAAGAACTTAAAAGCTGAAACAGCCGAACCTATTCTTAGATATAGAGACTCTCAAATGTATAAATATAAGTCTCAATTATATGATGTAATATCTAAACTTAATGATTCTCAAAACATTTCTAAACTTAGTGATACAGAAATTGCTGAATATAAGGAAGAAGTAAGAAATGGAAGAAGCGATGACCAAATTATTGCTGATGCCAATCTTAATCCAGAGGAGAATGTATATAGTGCTCAACAGAAAGCAAAAATAGTTGATTCTTATCTTGAAAGAGAAATTTGGAACTCAAATCCAGGAAGTGATAAAAAACATCCAAAGCCTTTTGGTAAAGCATATGTTCAGAATCTAAAAAATATGTTGGAGAATATGAAACAACATATGAGTATAGGTGTAGACCCAATTCTTAATCAGAGAAAAACTGGAGAGTTACAAGTCTTATTCGAATCAATAAACAACATAGTTCAATCTACTGGCTTTATTGATGCAGAGACTAAACAAATGATTGATACAGTTAAGCAGAGCTATAATAGGTTTAGTCCTGAAAACTTTGTAAATAGACTTACAATATTCATGGACCCATTTAAGGGATTTACTTTCGAAGACTCTTATTACAACGATGTTCTTACTAGCAATTCTACTTACTTAGGTAAGATAGATGAAGTAGACCCATCCATTGTTGAAGAACTTGGAGATTCAAAGGGAGAATATGTATTTGAGGACGAAGAAGGATATTATGCCCTAACTCAAAATGAAATGCAGAATGTGTTCATGGATATGTTTACTACAGAGTTTACTGGAGCTAACTCAGAAGAATTGCTTGGCGGAATCCTAACTGATGGAAATATAAATGAAAATTCTTTAAATTCATCATTTAAAAAGAATCCTGACTTTTCTGTATTTAATAAACAATTACTTGAATATCTAAATTTAGACGCTGACAGAATTGGTTTATTAGGAGAAATTGATAAAATGTCTACTGCTGCTCTACAGGATAATCCTGTATGGGATATGTTGGGAAGACTATCTACTAACCTTATTGGTGAAGATGTATTTAAATTACTAAAGGCAGAAGAAGGAGATTATAAGAGTACAGCTTCTTTGTATGACTATGTAATCAGTAATGAACTTACTAGGGAGCAACTTGAAACCGCAAATACTGCAACTCAAATATTAAGTCACTCTATCATTCCATATCTTACTGGAAATGAAGGAGTATTTAATATGATTGATATTGCCAATCAATATAAGAGAAACATGGGAGCTCAAGAAGATGTTCCTTTAACTCAAGAAGAAGCTCAAACTATTCAAACTGAATTACAGAACATTCAACAAAAGATTGCATGGTTACTTGCGGTTAATGATATGAATAGTGGTAGTAAGACAGTTGATAGTAGTAAAACTATGGGAAGACTAAACAGTATGTTTGCACTTATATTAAGTGGGAATACCGCTGATTCTACTTTATCAAGACTAAAGAATCTAAGCTATACTGATGCTGATGAGAATGAACAAACATTCATTGAAGAAGATTTACTAACTGGTGATGAACTTGTTAAACTACAAGAGATTATCGCTAATGGTAAGAATGATGAAGAATCTCTAAGATTCTCAAATGAGACATTATTAAGAGTTAGTAAGGCTTTATATGATAAATTCTCTGGACTTACATCTGAACAGAAAGAAGAAATTATAGGCAAAATAGCTGGAACTGATATTATTGATTATAATGATTATGGTGCTTCCAAATTTAAGAGAAATAGCACATATCAAGACATCAAAGGTATTGACCTTGCTACTTATCTATTGAGTACTCTGGCAGTTAATCCGGAAGAAATGCAGAGTGTGTTAAGAAAAGCTATTATTAGCAATCCTTCTCATGCTCCGTTCTATAATCAGATGTTTAGTGCCCAAGAAATGTTTGCTTTATATAAGAATCCTGTATTATTCAATAAATTCTTACAGAAAACTTATGAGTTTAAGCCTATTCAAAATAAAGAGTTCTATACAAAGAATACCTTTACTAAGAATATAATTACTGTACTAGGAGGGGCTGGGACAGGTAAATCAACTGGTGTTGCTAAGGTAGCTTACAACATGATAAAGATTGATAACCCTGACGCTACTGTAATGGTATCTGGACCTAAAGCTGACGTAGGAGAAAGACTTGCTGCCACATTAGGAATTGATAAGAGCTATGACAGGCTTCAATTATGGCAAGCATTACTTACCGAATCTGGTTGGGAAAAGGTAAAGAAAGCAATTTCCGAATTTAGAAATCCGCCAGAAGAAAAGGGAGAAACCCCTTATTTAGTAGACGGAAATCCTGAAATATATAATCAAAACTTCCTAACCGAAGAAGATGTAAATATTGCAGCTTTACCTGATGTATTATTTGTTGATGAGTTTACTCACTTCTCTGGTATAGAAATGCAAATGCTTGCCAGCTTAAGCAAGTTTGTCGACAAGGATATGGTTATTTATGCCCTTGGAGACAATAAGCAAGAAGGAGTAATCAACCCAAGAAATGGAGAAGAACTTGATTTAACTGGAATGTATTTTGGAACTCCTGTACTTACTTCAAGTATTAGAGCAAACAATGTTCATAAAAAAGATAATTTGGATAAAGTATCTTCAATATTGTCTGAACTTATTGATAAAGAACAAGACAGCCAACTCAATGGAACTCAATTGAACATCAAATCTACAATGAGGGACATTAGAAGTAAGTCTTTATTAAAGTATTATGAGCTTAAAACTGATAAAGAAATAATTCTTCATGGAGATAAGCTAGTAGATGAAAATGAACTAAATGTTGATTATCTACAAGGACTTATTAATAACCTAAAGGAGGGGGAAAGAATTGCCTTAATTACTGATAATGTTCTTTCAGACTTTAGAAAAGATGTATTTCATCAATTTGAGGAAAAATATCCTGGACAAGTAGTAGTAAGAGATTCAAGAGACGTTCAAGGTTCTGAATTTAAATATACTATTGTCGATGTTAACTGGACTGATACAACCAACCAGAATACATTTATTAAAGATTTAAAGTATTTCTATACTTTAATGAGTCGTTCAGCTGATGGTAACTTAATAGTTAAAAAGAACTATAATATGGTTGCTAAATCAGATAGAGCTTCTACAACAAGTACTTCTGAACTTAAAGCTGATGATATTGATGGATATAAGAAATTAATCCTTAGTGTTTTAAAGGATGTTAAGCCAGACACAGAAGAAGTCCCGGTGGCTACAACAGAAGGAGAAGAAGTAGGAGAAACAATTCCAGCTACTCCGGAAAAAGTTCCTGCAACTGACGGTAACACTGGAAAAGAAACATCCAATGAAAATAAAGGACTTTATGACACTTCTAAGGATGAAGAAGCTGCTGCAGAGGTAATGAAAAGGAATGTTTTTGAAGAAAATGATTTACCTAAAGCATTGAAAGAAATAGAGCAAAAAATGGATGAGGAAGCTACTGGTGACCCAAATGCAGATATTAAGGCAAGAACAATGTCCATAGGAAGTTATTATAATCATCTTGCCCTTAATATGAATGAGGATGGAATTATTCAGCCTTATAAATCTACTAATGGAATTGATGAAGATTTATCAGGATTCTCTAACCTAATAAGTGGAAAGACTATTGAGGATATAAGGGATATTAACTTAGAATCTGGACAAGGTATTGATTTACTTTCTTCATTAGCTTATATGAGGTCTTTATTTAAAAGGTCTGCATCTGAATTAAAAGACATAGTAAGAACTAAGTTGTCATCTGCTGGTTCTGAACAATATAAGGCCCTTAGACCATTTATTGAATTATACTTTAATGGTAAAACATCAGAAGATAGATTCAGAAGCTTCAAGGCTGCTGTTGCAAAAGGTAACTGGTTAGTTAAATTAACTAAGTACAAACCTGGATATGATAAAGCTTACAATGTAGAAAACCTTAAAGAACTTAAACAAGATGAATTGTTTGGAAGAATAGTATTCCAGTTAAAGACTAAGGACGGATATCTTGATATTACTTTAGGAAGTACTACTGCCATTGATAAAATCATACAAAGTTCTGGCAATACAGAATTTGTAAATATCTTGAATGATAGAGCAACTCTAAACTCTAAAATAGACCAAAAGGGACAAGTATATTTCAGACTTACAGATTTTAAAGCAAAAAAGAAAGGAATTTCTTTTGGTAATAAAATCTTTAAGAATAAGAATTATAACAAGTTAGATATGGTCAGACAAAAATACAACAGAGGTAGAACCTTAGACCAGACTATGAGAGAACATCCAGAACTATTGTTTAGTGATGTTTACATGGATGGGGCTGTTGAACTTGATGGAAAAGCTAAGAGAGTTGTTAAGGGATATCCGACGGTCTTTATGAGTGATGACCTTTGGGGAGTTACAAGTTCAGAACTACTTGATAGACACCTACAAAAGATGCAATATTTAGGAACTGATGAAACTGCGCCTTTCTTTGAAGTAACAAAAGGACATCTAAATCTTAGAGGACTTTCTCTAATTGATTTTATGAAAGAATGGGGAAGACTTGAAGGAGAAGGTGGAGGAAAAATCTATGGAGCTAAAGAATTTTTTATGCTAGCTAGACCAGTAGAAGCTGCAAGATTCTTATACAGTATGTTAAGGCTTAAAGAAGCAACAGTTCAAGATATTGAGCTTTACAATCAAGGAGTCGAAACATTTAATAGTAATCTACTTCCGTCAGAAGAAGACCTTAAAAAGGATAAGATTGCTGTTGACCCTACTGGTGACGGAATTAGAGTAAGTGAATCTTCTCTTAATGAAGTGAAGGCTAAAATTACTAATATGCTGAATGATTTAAAAAATTCATTCCCTAGCTTGGTAATGGGCAGACTTAAACCAGTCAAAACTACTAAAGCAGCTGGACAAGTTGAGGCTCAAGACAGTAACACCCAATATTCTGTAAAGAATACGTCTTACTATATGCGTATGGCTATTTCTCCGTCAGAACAGTTCGAAATGCTAAGAGATTTTGGAGTTCTTCCAGAGTATGACCCAAGTGGACCTTCAAACTATATTGTAAAGACTTTACAGAATTTATCTAAGACTAATTCTAACTTAACAACTTTATTGGAGAAATTAGTAAATCCAGATGATGATATTTACAGTTCTCCAGATATAGACCCGCAAATAACTAAAAATGCTGAATCAAAGAACCGTGCAATTCAAACCTTTTTAAGGATTCAACAATCTATACAAGGATATGAAGCACCTTCAACAGCTGCGATACTCCCATTAATTAAAAGAGGAGTTATGGCTGGATTCACAGCAAGTACTAACGTTATTCGTCACTTATTCTACAATACTATATCAGAGTATGGCCCAGGTGATTTTGCCACATTTAAGCAAGCTATCGACTATGGAAATCTATACAAATACGGAGTATGGACTAACGGTATAGATACTGCAAGAAATGATAATGTACAATTTGGATACTATATATCTGCTTTAGGTCAGCAACAAGTATACTTCGATGGACCTATCCAGACTCCAAATTATTATATTAATTACGATGCATTAGAAACCGACCAAGAATTTGAAGTAAATCAACCTACTCAAGTTGTACCGGTACAAGGTCCGCCAGTTGTAGAAGAGGCTCCTGTAGTAGAACAAATTAGTGATAAAATGAAGTTACTTAATGCACAACAAGATTTGATTGCAAATATTTTGAGTTCTGTGGAAAATAATGTAACTTTGCAAAAGGATGAAATTAAAAGGATGCTAGAGACAATAGACATTACTAAGTTCAACTTAAATGGTGAAACTGTTGAGGATAGAATCCAATCATTCAATGCCCAATATATAAGTAAGGTACGTGATAAATTAGCAAGTCTGCCAAGGAGACTCTATACGAACAGCAGCGATGTTGCGACAATAACTCCCGAATATCTTATTGATAAAAACAATAATATTATTCCAGACCCTAATGCAATTGTTTCGTTTGCTGAACATATAAATGAAAATGAGTTACTGAAAAATACAGAAATAAATACTGTAACCCTTGAAGATAGTGATATAAAACTAAATGCAGAAGAACAAACCTTTACTGTAAGAGTAAATGGAAATGATTATGTATTTGGATTTGAGGAAAATGAAGCTATTCTAAAGGATATACATCCTTTACCTCAAGATGAAAATCCTCAAATTAAGTTCGTAGAAGAATTTAACAAGGGAGTACAATCACTAATATCTTCTTTAGGTAAGAATGAGGATATCACTAAAATGACTAAAGTACAACTAATGAAATACAACAAAGGAAAAGCAGTGGCTGAATTATTATCTACATTAGATATTAATGCGATAGCTAGTGAATTATTTGACCCTGATGCTTTTGTTTTTGAGGTGGTTGACAAGTATCTTCCAGCAGATGGTGATGCTTCTGCTAAAGAAGGAGTAAGGAATAAAATACAATCTGTTAGAGATTCACTTATAAAGAATAACGAAGGAAAACCAAATTGTTAAAATGATTAAATGTAGAGTTGTTCCAGAAATAACGGAAATCGGTGCTGCCTACGATGCGGCTATCGAAAACTTTCCGGACAATTTAGAACCAGATTCAGTTGAAGGTAGGAGAGAGGTAATCTCTTCTGCCTTAAACTATTTAAAAGATAATGGGATAGTCCCATCACAACAAAGTCTAGGTCTAATTCAAAATGAATTGATTAGATACGATAGAGATGGTTATGAAGGTATATTCGGCTTTGCCACAAATGAAAAAGAAACTAGAGACTTAATAGAACAAAACTGGGATATTGTATCAATAGATGAAGATGCTAAGAATATAGCACCAGAAGCTAACGATTTCCCACAAGCTCCTATTCCCTCTATTAGTGAAGGATTGGATTCTATATTTGATAATATCAACGACCAATCGAGATTTGTTAGACATTTCCAAAATGAATTAACAAGATTTGCCTTCGTAAATTATAATCTTAATAAACTTATATCTACTAATAGAGATTTAAATGATTCTATTAGAATGTATAAGAATCAAATCTTCCAAGAACTTGCAAAGGAAATAGGAAGCCCTGTTACTCAAATGTATGCAGGAAGAGAGTTTCAGTTAGAAGCCTATAACAATCTTATTAAAGATGCAAGAATATATTTCTTCGAAGATGTGAAAGACGGAGTGTTTGTATCAACTGACCAAGATAGAATCAATGCATATAATAAATATGTAATACTTACTAATTTTGATGGATTCTTATTACGTTATAGTAAGAATATCATTCAAGTAGCAAGAGGATTCGTGGGAGGACATATAGACCCTAAAGCTGGATATAAGTACACCTTTAACTTAGGAAAGCATATCAAACAGGATTATAATAATGAACTTCAAGATATTAATGAACACGTTAATGGAGCTGTTCAAATGTTTGTTAATTCCATACCTATGGTAGATGAACATAATAATCCTACAGGACAATATGTTGAATTTAAGACATTCAACTCTCTTACTAGAATCTTTAGAAATATCTCTGAAAATAACCCAGGCATTACTAGAGAAATAAGAAATAACCCAAGAGAAGCCATTAAAGAAATTATCAATATTGCATATAATAATAGTAAAACATACTTCAAAGGAAATGATGCAACATTATATCCTACCTTTAGAAGTGTGAGACGTGCTGTATTTGATATAACAAATCCTTCTAGCTTAGCTTCTTTAGAAAGTAGTATAACTAGTCCAGACCAGATGAACTTATTCTCAATGATATTGAATCATATTAATAAGACATCTCCTGTAAGTTATCTGCAATACAAGTATAATCCAGATACAGGTAAATATGTTGTAAGTTACTTGGATAGTGAGTCAATTTCTCAAAAGAGAACTGACTTAGAAAAACACTTAATGATTCAGAGTACTTATGATAATTTCTCTGACATCTTTTCTAAACACTCAATTAATCCAGTTGAAGATGCTGACGGAGTTGTAAGTAATATTACCTTTAATATTGGAGGAGCACATTACAATTACAACTTATCAAATAAAACTCTTACTAAGAATGGGATTGTTGTTCAAGATTATTTGTCTGAATTACTAAGTAATAGAAGTGGTTGGGGACAATTCTTCTCCGATGTTATGAGAAAGCCCATCGATGCAACATTTATTGAAACAGCAACAGAGGTTAACGATTCAGAAGACTTAAAAGGATTCTTAAATGTAGCTATGGCTACTGTTATTAACGCTGATGCTAAAGATGCTGCAATTAAGGCAGGAGAAACTTTAAAGGATGTTATTTCTACTAGGTATTCGAGAATAATTCCAGAAGATAGTAAAGCTACAACATATTATGATAGAAGACTTGATTCTTTAAGAATTGGTGGTATACTTGATGGACTTAGAGGACTAATTGCATTAAGTAGAACTATTGCAGCAAACAATAGAGATACTACTAAGAGTTATGTAAAAAATGCTGATGGGAACAGCCTCCCAAAATATCGTTTGACTAGTGCTGGTAATGATGACTCTTATATCTTAAACGATATTAGGAGCATAGCCAATTTCAATCCCAGAAATCCAATGAATAGTAACTTGTTTATTAGTACTGATGGACTATTAACAGGAACAGCCTTAAAGACTGACTTTACTAATTCAGAAGGAACGTCAAAGAATATATTTAAAATGCAAGCTAATGAGCTTCTATATTCTCAATTTGTATTTGATTATTTACAAACAAGAGACAAGAACTCAGCTAATAGACAATCAAATGAACTTGCAGGCATTGTTGCAATTCAGCCAACTACTTATTCAGATAAATCAAATATTTGGGTAAAGTTAGTGGATTTGTATAAGACATTGTCTTTCAAAGATATGTATGGAAACAATCTATTCGAAGGTAAATCTTTATCTGATTTAACAGTTAATGAACTTAATCAGCTAAGATTTTCTACATTACATGGAATGTTTCAAGGTCTATCTAATCAACTTGTAAATGACTATAAGATGTTATTTGCGGCAGTTGACGGAGTATATGTTAATGAACTTGGGGAATTTGATGAAACAGACTACAAGCAAATGAGTCCAGCTCTTAAAGCCTTAGTTGAGAAACAGACTCAATATATAGGTGATGAAGGAAGTTATGAATATTATGGATATAAAGAAGGATTAACTGTTGAGGATTTCATTCCAATGTTATCTAAACTTGATACTGATACAATCCATAATGCAATATATATGCTCCAATCAATGGGGCAGGATATAACTATTCTTCCAGAAGTTCACTACATCCAGACTAAAAAAGGACTTGCATTTAATACAACATTGCTTGAAAATATAAAGAGTTATTCTCTGAGAGACAAGAGCAACCAATCTACTTTAGACAACATTAGTGATAGTTATTGGACTAAGAAAAAAGAAGAGGATAAATTATATGCCCTAACTTTAAAAATGAGTGATGTGAGATTCGACCTATATGATGAATTTGGCAAAGAGGTTACTACTCTTACTGAAAACATTAATAGAGAAGCTTCTCAAAAGGACTTCGTTGATAGACTTACTCTTAAAGCTAAACAGGAATTATACAATAAGTTGCATATAGAATCTGATGAAAATGCAACATACGAAAATATTTGGATTAACAATAGAACTCAAAGACTAAATAATTACTACATTCTTAAAAAGAACGGAAGTAAATACGATATAGTTGATGATATAGATTTTATGAAAGTTGCAGGTAATACAGACTATGAAGTAGTACTTAACCCTGACTTAGACCTTTATAAGTCCATTGACAATTTAGTTAGTGACAACTACAATGCAGCAACTATTGGACTTCCATTTTTGCATCCTGCTAAGAAAGCAGCAGTTGCAAATGATGCTCCGCTCATTGATAAAATCAATGAAGAAGCAGCAAGAACAACGGCTATGTATAAGAGAGGTGTAGTAGTTGGAGCTACAATTCATCCATTCATCAAAGGTAAGATTACTGGTATTCCGGATACTTACAAACTTGCAATAATTGAAGACTTAAAAACTCCAGTATTCAATGTACAGGGAGATGATGATGGAGCTACACAATTTGACGGTGGTATCTTCCTAAATCCTATGATTGCAAGATATGAGCAAAACTCTCTTGAAGAAATTGAAATGAGTCCTATCCATAGAAAACCGCTTGGATATTTCTCTCTTTCAAATTATCTATCTTCTGGATTGTTAAAATGTGCTACCTTCGCTGTTACTAATGAGTATCTAAGAGCAGCACAGACTGGTGATGTTATAGGTAACTCCTTATTAAAACAAATGCTTGATGTTCAATGGGATATTCCAAATCTTGATATTACAGTTGATAGAAATGGAAGAAAAATCTCTTACAATGGACAAATGTATAGAGATATTAATACTCTTAAATACTGGAGCATTAACAATATTGAAAAGCTCAATAAGATAGGTTACGATGAAAATGGCAACCTTGACAATACTTATGAAATTACTAGAACTCAAATTGATAAGAATGGACAAGCTCTAAAAAGAGATGGTTCTATCATTACTGAAAAAATCAAGGTTAGAATTGATACTAACTATGATTTATGGATGGCTTTAGGTGGAGAGTTCTCCGTATCAAGAGACGGTAAGACTTTAAAAGAGAGTGAATCTTCATTGGATAAACTGACAGAAGTAGGAAACCAAGTAGCTTTCAATAGAAACAACATTGATGATATCCCTCTTATTCAAGAAGCTAGACGTCATGGAGCTAGAATTGATATTTATCCAACTGGTTTTGATGAAGATGTATCTCAAAATACATACTATCAACCAATGAAATTCTCTGGAATAGCTTACCTTGCTACTGCCGGCGCGGTTAAAAATGGTATGGCTAATGTAAATCCAGGAAGATTGTTTAAGAACGGATATAATCCAAATATACAGGCTCTTGAGGATTCTGATAGAATAATCTACGGACATCCTGCTATTGGTAAAACTTATGCAAAAGCAAGACATGATTCATTCCTATCATTTGACGACGATTATGGTAATGCTATTAGGAACTTTGTTGACAAAAGACTTAAGGAAGGACAAACTCGTCAAGACTATAAGAGAGAATCCCCGGAGGAATATAGACAGTTCTTACTTGGACTTTATGAAACTGCCAAGGCTAAAGCTAATGATGAAGGAAAAAGATTATTCTTCTCTGATTCAATCTTATTACAGGCTTTAGATGAAACTGGAAGACTTGAAGAGGTAGACAAAGCTCTTTCTATGAACCCTGATGAATTTGTAGAGAGAAGTAGAAATAGAGGAGAAATGGATGATGCAAATACAAGGGATTGGAAAAATACTATTGATTTGTATCTTAATAAAATTTCTGACAGAATAGTTAATGTAGGAAGAAATTATTTACTCGACATTCTTGACAATACTAGAAAGAAACATCAACGCTCTCAACTTACATATATTAATATCAAACCAGACTTTATTGGAATCCAGCTAAATGCTGAACACAGTGTTGATGAAGCTGAAGTATCTGAAATGACACAGGTAATTTCTGCACTTGAACAAATGAGTACAAGTCATGGAATGGCTAATCAAGTGTATGAAGATATTGGTAGAGTAATTGCAAGGGGTCTGCAAGAATATAACTTCGATGCGAACAGTGAAGAGGATAAAACTAGAGTATATAAAATCTTAGGTAGAGACTTATTAAGAACATTCTCAACCGGAGATAAGGACAGACTAGGACTTGCAGGAGCTTATATGGAATTAGTAAAAAAAGACATCCTTAGTGATAAATCTTTACAGGATATGGCATATAAGATTCCATTTGATGATAACAATATCTTTGGTGTATTTACTAATGGATTTACTAATGGAATCAATAGAGACATCATTAAACGTAAATATGCTGGACTTCAAGCTATTTTGAATCCTTCTCACGATGTTGTTACAGTATATGACGGCCCAGATGGTGGAGTTCTTAAATATTCTGATATTCTTGGAAGAGTTAATACTCCCGCTGAAAGAGACGCTATCTTCAGAAAAATGGATACAGAAGTGGAAATTGGAGAAATCAGAGCAGGCGACTGGGTTTCAATACAAGGTGGAGAACCTGTTAAAGTTCTTAACTATCGTAGTAAAGCTCCAGGAACAATAGGTATTATAGACCTAAAGGATATGAGACTTAATGGAATATTATCTGTTAAACGTCTTGGCTCTAAAGGTAGAAATCTACGTTCTGCAAACCACGTTATTAAATTAGTTGATGGAAGTTCTTCTAACGGATTTACTACATTTGATGCTTATGACTTAGACACTTCAAGACTTTCTTGGGATTTAAAAGAAAAGAACTGGGTAGATAATGTAAAGAACAACCCAATGCAGTTACAAGCTTGGAATGAAATAGTTCAGAGAATCTATGATAAATATGGAAGAACCATTACTTTTAATACAGATAAAGGAGAAATTAACGGATATTTAAGAGATTTAATCACTGATGATTTAGCTGAAATAGCACAGGGAAGGTATAGAATCCCAGTAGCTTATAGAAGCGGAGAAAATATCTTTGCACAGGTTGCAGAAGATAGATTTGATGCTAATGAACTTGCTATTGGTAAGAATACTGCTTCCAAGTTTGGATTAAAGATTGGTGACTCTTTAAGTGAAATTGAAGCAACTGGACCTTTATTCTTTGAAAGAAGACAAAGAGAAATCTTAAATACTGATATAGGCAGCAACAATTATGACATGTACTTTGTTAAAAACAATAAACAACATTTACATGTTATGTTAAGCAACAATCCTGCATCTAAAGCCAGAATTGATTCCTTAATAAAGGATGGAATTATGGTTGAAGATAAAGGAGTTGAAAAGACAACAGTCAATGGTAAAAACTATGTGATAGTAGACGGGCAAATAGGTTATAGAATTGATGATGATTCTAAGTTCTATAATTACATTACGTCTGCCGGAGAAAGTAGACAAGTCCTAGTTACATCTGATGTAGACACTTTAAGAGGAATTGATAAATCTAAATTATATAGCAATGCTGTATATAAGTATAGCTCTGGAAACATTGCAACTTTATTCCCATTACAAATAAACTCAATGTTTACTTCTTTAGAAGATAAAGCCATACTAGAAGAATGGTATGATGCTCTTAAAGAAGCAGAAACTGAACAGGATAAGTACGATATTGCAAATGAAGTGAATGAGCAAACAGCTTTAAATCTTGAAAGAAGAATTAAGAAATCTGCACAAGACACTTTCACTTCCTGGCAAGAAGCTCTAAAGTTCATTGTGGCTCGTATTCCTTCGCAGTCTATGCAGTCATTTATGAACATGAAAGTAGCAATGTTTACTGAATCAGAAACAAATATTTGTTATGTCCCAGTAGAACAGATTTGGTATCAAGGTTCCGACTTCGATATTGATAAAGCTTTTATGTTGGGAGCTAGTATCTCTAATCAAGGTATTTATTATAATTGGAGTCCGCTATTTAACTTTAATAGTCAGGAATTACTTTCTATATCTCATGATTTACCATTCCCTACTGGATATAAATATTTCTTAGATAATGAAGTAGGATTCCCTCTTGAAGGTGATTATTCGAACTTATTTGGTAAAACTTATGATGAAATTACACACGACCCTATATTATTTAGGAGTTTAGTAAATCTAATAAGAGAAGTTAGTAAATTCCCTCCGAGTGGAAATGCTAATATGGTTAAAATTGCAGGTCTTAATGAAGAATTAATTGACCTAATAGGAATCCATAATGAGTATGAACTTGGGGAAGCTGATTATCAAGAAGCAATTAAGAATAAAGTATTTAATGCTTTATGGAGAATTGGAGCTGATGTTAAGAACGTAGTTTCTGCAACATCTCCTATCTCAATGGGTCCTGCTCAAGATGCTGCTGCTGCTTCCACATCTGGACAGTTCAGTAAGCTAGTATCTAATGAAAATCCGGGAGCTAGAGTAATTCTACAATACCAGAACTCTATTGGTAAAGACGGTATTGGTGTATATGCTACTGGTATTAAAGTATTCTCTATCTTACTTAACTACTATAATGAAAAATTAAGTAAAGCAACAGAAGATAATCTAAATAGATATACCTTTTATAATGAGAATAGTGAAAACAAGGGAACAATAGAAGTATATGACAATGAAGGTAATAAACATATTATTCAACAGAGCCCTACACTTCCTAATGTTAAAGTAGACCCAACAACTAATCCTGCATTATTAAGTCTTGCAGAAGCAATAATCAAGAGAGGATTCCAAGAAGACGTATTCTTAACTGACTCTGTGCTTCTATCTGCTGCTACCGATAATGCTAAAGAACTTATTCTTGAAAAGATTAATGCTGGTCCAGACCTTGCATCTGTTTACATTTATTTATTTGCGACTGGAGTAGACTTTAAAACAGCTTCTGACTTTATGACAACAAGAGCTGTAACAATGGCTCAAAATAAAGCCAAGACCGATATTCTATATATAAATGGTAAGAAAAATAATCTGGATAAGGCTGTTAGATATTATACTGAACTAGCTGACCCAGATAATTATATACCGCAGATTTACCAACAATCTATAATTGATTGGGGTAATGACACACTGGCTAAGTTATCTAATGACCCAGAGATTGGAGCTGAACTTAAGGAAATTATGAAATCTGAAACTAAGTTCTATAACATTCTTAATAAGATAACTAATCAGAAAATCTTAGATGCAATTCTTGATTATGCTTATAATAGCAATAGTCCACTTAAAATATTTAAGAAAGAATTAGCTAAGAAGAAAACAAGAGCTGAAATGGAGCTTGAATGGGAAGGAGCTTTAGACTCTGAAGAAGATTGGATGCAAGCTGAAGATTCTGAAGATTTTAGAATTTACAATACTGGAGACAATAAATCTGAACAACTTAGATATATATTCTCAAGGTATATAGACGAGTTGAAGAGAAGAAGAGACGAACTTAATACTCTTACCGATGGAGACTTACATAACATGAAAGTTTTATTAGAACTTAAACAGAAGTCAGATGAGCTTACTAGACTTGGAAGACTTGGAAGTTTAAATCAAGGTATTAAGACTAAGTTAATGGATAAAATTAAATACATCAACCAAATTGAGAGCTTTATTAATAGGAAGTTTACAACCTTTAATAAAACTAACGAACTCAATCCAGAAGATGAAGGATATTTAACTCCTAACTTTAACTTAATAGAGTTTATTCAGAATCCAGAGTATAAACAGCAAATGATTGATGCTTATGAACAAGCTAAAGATACATTCAATATTCTAGACATTATCACATCTGTCCCTCACTTTAACGAAATGTTAAATGCTATGGCAGTAGATGATAAACTTTTAGGATTCTATGCTTCTAAATATACTCTTACTAAGAATCTAGCAATGTCCGCATTACATGCAAAAGCTATTACGCAACTTACTCCTAAGGATATGAGTGAAATAAACAGATTTGTAAGCGATGTAACCATAGTTAAATTCTTAAAGACAGAGCTTGCTAATAAAATCTCGTTAGCTCCAGGAAGTAAGATGTACAATAGCTTAGGAGCTGTTGTTCCTGTTGCATCTTCTGGAAAGATTATTGATTTCGCTAATGTATTTGATAGAGCAACATTTAAGATGTGGTTTGAACAAGAATTTATTCCGAACATGAAAGCAATGAATCCTAAGAATAAATTCATTCAGGCATTAACAAGTACATACTTTAAAAATAATTTCCAAGATTATAATTTCTTATATAAACTTCCTATTGATTTAGGAAACCTTGAACAAGAATCAAATGAGATTGCTTATTCTAACTACTTAAAAGCATTTGATGAAATTAAGTACACTAGACCTCTTCCAGATGTTAATATGACTACTGGAGACTTATTCTTCCTATACAACCTACTGGTTAGTAAAAATGCTTTCGGAGACAATACTCTTACTAAGATATTTGAAAACTCTCTAAGTATGAAAACGAAGAATGATGAAGTTGAGGTTAAGAATAGCCTACTTCTTAAATTTATGGACTTTGAAGCAAAACAGAATCCTAATCTTAATGAAGGAACTAACGGTCTTGTTGAAGGAGAAGATTATAAACTTGACGATTTATATGTAAGACTGATTAAATATAATGAACCAAACGGAACTAGATTTACAAAAGAGTTTGATAATGATGCTGGAAAGATTGTAATCAAAGAAAGTAACTATGGAGAAAAAAATACATTAGATTTGTTCACTGATAACAATACAATGTTACTTCCGTTCTTAACTAAAGGATTTACAAGACTTGCAACAGAAACTAAGAACGATTTAATATCTAAGTTAGTAAACCTAATTTCAAACAATAAAGCTGAAATAAAATTAACTTGCGATGAGTAATTGTATTCAATTTACCATTGGAGATAAGATATATAAGTTTAGGGATGTAGACCTGCAAAGGTCTGCAACTCTAGACGATATTATCTCTGCAATTGCAGAAGACCCTAACTATGCTAGTCAATTAGAAGATTTAAACATTGACTTAAGTAATAGGGGGATAGAATCTATATCTTCAACCAAAGAAATACCAAACGATATAACAGATAGAAATACATATATAGCTGAAAACTTAATGGGAAATCTTAATCACTATGCATTAAGTCAAATTTATAAAAGAGTTGGAGTTCCTAATTCAGAGTTCTTCACTGCCTTTAAAGACATAATGGATAGAGGTAAAGGAAATAGATTGAGTTTTCTAGTAACTAATTCCCCTACTCAAACGTTTCTTGGTAATTCGAGAGACTTAGTTGTAATTAATAAAAATGATTTATACAATCAGCCAAAACTATTGGGAGCATTAAGTTATGTCTATTCTCATTCCCAGTTACTTGACAATCAATCAGCCATATATAAAATAGTAGAAGATGCTTATTCTAAAATATTAGAATCTCCTACTGGATTAAGAGAAGAATTATTAAAGATTCCTGATAAGTATGCTGCTTTACGTAGATTGTTGTACTACACACAATCTGATATGTATGATACAAATCCTGATATTGCCAGTTTAAAAATGACAATTGGCAATCATTTATTTGCAGAGGTAACTCGTAACATAATGAGAAATAAGGATAGAGAGTTCTTTAATAATCTTAAACTTAATCCTGTACAATATAAGGCCTTAGAAAACTTAATCGTAAATGAAGAGCTTCCAAACACAATAAATTTCGGAGATTATTCAGTCTCTGTATCTGAACTTAATAAGTTTAGACTTGATTATATAGAAGCAGAAAGAAACCCTAAAGATGATACTCCAGAAATTGATGATGATAGTCTATTACTAAGACTTGCATCTTTAAATCCTAATGGGGCTTTTGATGCTAATATGCTTCCTGCCAATAAAGAACAAAGGCTAATGCTTTTATCTAATCCAATTGCTGCATTCGTGTTTGATACAGCTAATTTCAATAAGGTTAGTAAATATGTAAATAAATTTGAACAGGAGGTTGATTCAGCTATTGCTCCAGAAGAAAGGGCTGAACTTATTCAAAATAGACTTCAGAATGTTTATACGTCCTTCGGAAAAGGAAGATTAGATGTTAACGGATATATCTTAGACCTTATTCAAGAAGCATCTACGAACAAACTTGACTTTAAAAATGCAGAAGATATTAAAGGATTCAATACTATGTTCTATCCTAATACAAGAGTAAATATGGATGAATCACTAACATCTAAGCCTAGCAGACTCTTGAGATTCAATCACTCTCAATCACTTTCTAAGTTCTCTGAAAATGCTTATAAAGTAGTATTTAATCCAAAGGTTAAATATGTAAATGTGATAGGAGGTTCTAACTCTCGTATTGAAATTAATCCAGATTTTAATCTGGAAATTACAGACGATTTCCAAGAAAAAATCAATGCCCTTGAAGAAGCTGCCACTAAGATTAATAATAGCCCAACTAAGAGAAGAACCCTATCAGTTAAATATGATTCTAAGTTTGATTACTCTTTAGAGGAAGGGAGTGCAAATATTAATAAAGCAATCAATTCATTTAGGAGTGTAATCAAGTACTTGCAAGAAGCAGTGGATAACAATAGAACTTTCTACTATTTAAATACTGATGGTATAGGACAGTTCTCTCAAGCAATGGTAGTTAATGCTGACCAATTAAGTATTACCCCTGTTGTATTTGACGAACTTAGTCAATGGGTTTACAGTAATGTAAAATCTCCAGATAAAGCAGAATGGATACGTACATTTACATCTTTAATGAACGCAGCTGAATATACTGACAGTGCTTTATTTAAGTTCTATGATTCCCAGTCATTTAAAGAGAGAGCATTTAGTTCTAAAAGAGTAGACTCTTCTGGCAAATTATGGGAAAACCTAAATGCAAGACTTACAAAACTAGAAGAAGAAAGAGGACCTCTAGCCCAGTTCGACATGCTTAAAGAAGGAGTAATATCTATGATTCCTATCTTACCGCAGGGATATAACTATGCTCTTACAAGAAAAGAAGAGGGGGACATCTTTAAGTTAAAAAATGAAAAGGATAGAGACCAATTTATTAATGTTGAAGTACAAAGAAAAATAGCTCTCACATATAGAAAGGCTGGAGGAAGAAATATATCATCTCCGAGCGAACTGATGGTGGGAGATGTTATAAGAATAAATCCAAACGACACATATCAAGCGGTTGTTCTTGAAAATAGACCAGAAGGTAAATTCTGTGCTTGGTTTACATCTAACCAAATTCACTCTGCTGTTCTTACTAATGAGGATTTAAAGAATGTGGTAAGAACCCAATATACAGCAGAGAATAGACAAATTGGGCCAGACGTAAAAGCCTTCTATACTAATGTCGGAGTCTTTAGAATGGCTGATGATGCTGTTGACTTTAAATGGGTAAATAATGAATCATCTCTTCCAATTCTACATCAAATATTCGCTGATGAAATAACTGATATATCAGAAGCTACTGGATTTACAGAGGACTTTATTAAAAGAAATTATTTAAATACTGTAAAGAGATTTCAAGTGGCAATGTTTATGGAACTTACTCCAACAACTGAAGAAATTACTTCTACTCCAAATGTAGAGACTCTATCTGATAATCTGTCTACTCCAGAGTTTGTAGAGGATTTAGTATCATCTTTGGCAAAAAGCGGAGTACAAGTTACTTCATATAGAAAAGAAGAATTAAAAGAAAAGTTCCCTCAACTCGATAATGTTAAGGCATTTATCTATGATGGGGAAGTAATAGTAAATTCTGATTTAATGACCGATGATACTTTACTTCATGAGTTATCTCACTTATTCTTAGCTGATCTAAAAAGCAGAAATTATGATAAGTATGTTGATTTAGTAAGAGGAATGGAAGGTTCTGATGCTTACGATACTATTAATAATAGTAAAGCATACGATGAACTTACATACAACGATAAACTTGAAGAAGCTTTAGTTCATGAGTTCTCTCAATACTTTACGAGAGTATTAAAAGATTACAGAGGACGTAATTTAAAACTGGATGAAATAGAGTGGGACGGAATAATTAGTGATGTCTTAAATATTGATGTAAGTGAGTTCTATGATGATAACATATATACTCTAATGAAGAAAACTCTATCTGAAATACATAGTAATTATGCAATTCAGAAAACTTTATTTAATAAGTCTAATGCTCAGAAAATGGTAAAACTTAGTAACATTAAATCTTCTTTAATGAAGAATCTAAGCTCTACTGATGGATATGGATTAATTGAAATTTGCGAATAAAATGGCGTGTAAATATACTTTAAAAATAAATAGTACTGGAAAGGTTCTTACATTTAACTCCGAAAAAGAACTTGACAACTACCTACTATCTAACTACACTGAATTTGAAGGTATGGTCGACCATACCTTTAGATTTAGTAAAGACTACATAACTATGTTAGATACAGAACAGGTAAAATCTCAAGATAAACTAGATAAAGATAGGAAACTTGCCTATGAAAAAGCTAAAGCAAGAAATGCTAAAAATGACGATACAATAGTAGTCAGAGGGCAAGGTGAAATGACTGATGTCATTGAAAATGAGGAAACATATTCTGACGGATTTATATCAGTTCTGAAATTTTTATCACGTCAAAGAGGCACCAATGCGCCTCTTATTAACGCTTTCAGTAGGGAAGGGTACAAGAGGAACACCCGTATAGATAGGTCTCAAGGAAAGCCTGAGGATGTCTCTCCAGAAGAGTGGCTAAAACAAATAGATTCTTCAATTGACCAAGACTTTGAATATTGGGATTATTTACAAGAAATCGGACGAGGATTCCACTTAGTAATGGATACAGTTATAAATTCCAACTTTGACATATCTGCTGATATGGTTGACTCTGTTATTAGCAAGAAGTTTGAGAGAGACTTTTTAGGGGGAAAGAATTTAAGTACTCTAAATGGTGTATCGACTGGAGCATTAATGGACTTTATAAAAGGAATTACGGCTCTAAAGAAAAACATAATCCTTAACAGTGGAAGAGGAAGGAAATTCAAAAAATTCTACACAGAATATGTAGTAGACCACGATGGTGGACCTGATGCAAAACTTAGAGGTAAGATTGACTTACTTGCAGTATTTGAGGATAACGAAGGCAATCAAAGCGTTGAAATATATGACTTGAAACTTGCTACTAAACCACAAGATAGATGGGATGCTGATAAGAAAAATACTATTCAATATCAGCTTGGTTTCTACAAAAGAATGTTACAAGCCAAAGGAATTGCAGCAAGAAATATATCTACTAAAATTATCCCAGTTCTCATTGAAGGGGATAAAATACTCCACAAGATTGATAAAGTATCAGTCGGAGAACCAGAAGTTTATCTTCCTAATATTGGACAAAAAGCTAATATTGACGAAATAATTAAAATACCTATTGGTATAGAAAATTTATCTAATCCATTAGAAAATACAGTGTCAGAAAGAATGAGTAGGTTCTTCCCAATGAGTAAAATCAATCCTACTGATATTGTAGACTTTGATATGTTATTTGCTTCTCAAGTACATATTGATAAAAATACTGGAGAGTACTGGTTTAGAGATGTTACTAAATCAACTAATGAAAAGGGAGAAATAAGAAGAGCTACTAAAGAAGAAGCGGAAGCTGCATTTGAGGACTATCTAGTAAGAAAACTAGAGCATGATAACGATGTAACTCTCGCTATTACTAACAATCTTAAATATAATCTTGATAAGGTAAATGGCTTTGGTGGAAAGAACTTTAATCCTACAAGGACAGGTTTACAGATTGTTCCAGCTAATACATACGAACCTAAGCTTGGATTGTTTGAAGCAAACTTATCCAAATACAAAAATGAGCCAGGATGGAACATAATTAGTAATGATGCTCTTACTAATATGAATGTTATTCTTCTTATTAATGAGACAAGAAAAGAAATGGATTTAATTTCTATTGCTTCTCATGACCTTAATAGTACTATTAATCTAGGTAAGGGTAATAATATTTTTGGAAGATTTAAATCTGATAGAGAAGTAGAACTTGACAAACAAGTAATTAAAGCCACAGTCGGCAATGTGGAACTTATGAAACTGCTTTCTATTGCCAATGCTTTTCAAGAAACCGATTTGGGTTCTTATACTATCGGGGAAATGAAGGTAGTTAATATTGGCAAGAGTGAATATCTTTCTTCCTATTTAAATCAAGAAAAAATAAATCATGCCTTCAATACTTTATCTGAATTATCTGGACAAAGTAAAGGAAACACATTGAAGTTTACTGATGAGTTTGATATAGCATGGAGAACCTTTAATAATATCATGAACTATGGAACCTATGAAAATAGAGATAGACTTGATAAAATTGCTAAAACGTTATCAATAGATGGAGATATTACATCATTTGATAAACAAGCGAAGATGGACATCCTTACAAGAATGTTCAAGGAACTTCAAGCTAGATATTTCTCTACTAATGCATCTGCTGATATTTCTAATCCTATTGCATATTTATTTTTACAAGTATCTAATGCTTTGGCTAAATATGGAAACACTACCATTGATATCTATAATGAAGAACTTTGGGCAAAGAACTTTGGTAATCTGGCGGAGCAGTGGAAAAGGGGAGAATTATTTAATGGCACTTACTTAAATACTATTGATACAATCCCAATTGTAAAATCAGTTGCTCATAGATTGGCAGAAACCAACAGAAATATCACTAATTTATATGGTAATTATAAGAACAAAGATAGGGCTATAACCAATAAGTTCTATCAGGAATCTGGACAAGGTTTCGTAGGGAAGACCATTATCAATGATTCAACAATTCGTTTTAAAAGATTACTTGACCAATCTGATTCTGGAAAGAGAAAGTTTATGGTTAAGAATCCGTATGATATGTCTACTGATTTAAATCCAGCAGAAAGAAACTATTTAAAATATTGGCTAGAGGATTTAAATAATAGAAGATATCCAGGACAGGATAGAGCAGAAGTTGGAGAAAGATACTTTGAAATACCTTTATTAAGAGGTTCCTCATTTTCTAAAATAACTAATGGTAAGAATCCTCTAGTTACTTATAAAGAAGATGGTTCTTTAGAAATGGTAAATCCAAGAATGACTACGACAGCTCAAGAAGAATATTTATCTACAGATGCTCTAAAGAATCTTGTAGAGATGTATAACGTATTCGATATTTCTAATTCAGTAGGAGGAAGAGAAAGACTTCTTTCCGATACTAATGGTAAACCTGAACAAACATACGAAACTAACCTTGAACACATTAAGGATATGTATGTGTTCTCCGATATTAGAAAGAAGGAAATGGATACAGTTCTTCCTGCTATTAATGCAGCAATTATTTCTCTTCAATTTACACAGAGACTTTCTAACAAGGATGCCCAAGCAACTATCGACTTCTTGAATGATTATATTAAGTCAGCAGTATTCGATGAATCTCTTATTGATAAAGAAAGTAGGGGAACGTTTAGAACTTTAGGAATGTTGAAGTCAGTATCTACTAAATTTATTCTTGGTTTTAACTACTTATCAGGAGCTAAAGAAACTATCACCGGATTCTTCAATCTTTATGAAAGAGCAGTAGCTAATAGCTTACTTGATAAAGATAAGATAGGATTAAAGGATATGACTTCCGCTTATACTACTGTTTGGGTCGATTCTGTAAGACAGATAAGTACGATTACTATCCTAGAACATTTAAATTGGCAATATAGAATGGCTAACGTGGATATGAACGCATTAGTCGATAGAATGAACTATGAAAAGACTGATGGATTCAGATTTAATGACAGAATGTTCTGGGCTAATAGAGCTCCCGACTTCTTATCAAGAATGACAATCCTCATTGGCTATATGAAGAAACATGGCTGCTATGATGCACATGAATATAAGGACGGAGAAGTAACTTACAATTGGAAAAAAGATAAGAGATTTAGTCTTCTTGCGAATCCAAATGCTGATACTAATTCATCTGAATGGCAATATCAAAGGTCTTTATATAATGCAATGATGGAAACTTTCTTTGAAGAAAATTATAAACTTCCAAATGCTGACGGAACTTCGAGATTCTTATCAAGAGAAAAGGATTCAAGGGGAGTTTATAAAGAAGCTCTTCCTCAAGCATATACTACTTTGGAAGCTAATATGATAAAGCAAGAATCTGACAGCATATTCGGATATATGGACCACGATACTAAGTCTTTATATCTAAAGAAAGGAATGTTTATATTCCTTCACCAATTCCAGACTTTCTTGTCAGCAAAGAAAAACCAATACTTCCTAAAAAGAGGCACTTACGACCAAGGTCATTGGGTTCAGGTAACTAATGATGCAGGAAATAAGCTTTATTGGGATACTGTTCAAGACAACGAAGGTAACACCATTAGAGTTAAAACTACAGAAAATACTGGAGACCCAATTGTGGATTGGCAAGGTAAAATTATGGAAGGAATTGCATGGTCACTAAGAGACTTATTTAACTTTACTAAGCCAGAGAGAATGAAAGATGCTTGGAGAGACCCCGTAAAAAGAAGAAATCTCCTATTAGCTTTAGAAGATGGGGCTATTATAGGAATTATTTATCTAATGCTTGCTTTATTATTTGGAGATAAAGATGCAAAAGCTATGTCAAACACTGAACAAGCTATCGCAAGAATAGCAAGAAATGTAGGCGGAGAATTTAATATGTTTGCAATCTTTAATGGGGCTGTAGACTTTAAGATGCCTATGTATCAATTCTATAGTGGATTGTTCGAAGATGGAGTTAAAGTAGCATCCGGTGATATGCATGTATTAAGATTCTTTACTGATAATACTGGAGCATTCAGACCTCTTAAACCAACTGTTATAGATAACTTTAAAGCACCTAACGCTAACGAGTAAATGAAAAAAAATAAGGGCGCCAATCAAGTAGTTTTACCTACCTGACTGACGCCCTTAAATTTTATCGTTCTAACATGTTCATAGTATCATCATAAGCTAATGTTATAGCTTTAACGTAATATTTCATATCCAAATTGTTTTCGATTATTATATCGACTCTTATACTATCAATAAGTTTCTCACTTATGTGGTTTCCTGCCCCGCTGCCTTCTCGTTCTATTTTCCATAAAACTCCACCAGCATTTCGTATAGCATCCGCTTCATTTGGAAATCTGACGTCAGGGACAATCCAAAAGCCTTTATCTCTTACCATAGAGGGCAAAAACATAGTACTGGATTTTTCATATCCTCGCATCAAGGCTTTTACCCATAGGTCCTTATCAATATTCCTTCCTACCTCTGTTCCGAAGTATTGAAGAAATTCTCTATTGGTCATTGGCTCTCCCTCTTTATTAGATAGTGGAAGTGTAGTAAAAGACTCCTTGAAGGAATTATACTCAAAACTTTCTCTGCTTACTCCAAGTATTAATGACGCACACTCCTTTAATTTATCAGCAAATGCATGCTTTTCCCATCTAGAACCTATAAAAATAGTCCCATTATTTAAGTTTTCTAAAACAAAATCTTCTTCTGAAACTTTTAGTTGCTCTTCCTCTCCTAATAGACATCTATAGTAATCTACTAGTTGTACTATTCTACACGCAGTATCCTTCCCCGATTGTGCTTTTCCTGTTATTCCAATTATCATTTCATGTAGTATTTTAGTTCATTAAGAACAAAAGTAGGGTCTAGATACGGCGTCTTTTCCCTAATTTTGTTATATTGCTCGACAAGTTCTTTTTTGTCAGTTATTTTATCAGAAAACCCTAAGAAACCGTCACTGTCAGGCTTAAGAATAAGTCTGTGAATTTCACATGAAATTGCAAAGAGTATCGGGTCTGACGTCTCAAGATTGTTCATCATACAACATACGATTTTACTAAGTCGGAAATTTGTTTACCGTCTGCAGCAGGGAACTTATCTTTCATTCCTTTAATTATTGTTCCCATATTCTTCTTTGGAATTGCAAGGCTGTCAATTTTGTCTGACATTCTATAAATTGAAGCAAGGTCAAATAGGCCTGCACGTAACTGCTCTTCCCCAGGAATTTCGGGAAGGAATTCATTTAAGATAAGAGATTCTTGCATCTCTATGTCATACAAGTCTTGTCTTCCTGCCATACGGTATTGTTCAGCATTATCGATGCGCTGGTCTCTCAACTTCTTAATAATAGCAATCTCTGTTGCTTTATCAAGGGGTTTAGCGTTCTTCTGTGTTTCATGTACTAAGAACGCAGTTTTTATTGCTCTAAGAACTTCTGTGCGAGTTCTTGTTTTAGCTTTCATTGATTGTTTAATCAGTTCATCAATATCCTCTTTCATTGTCTTCCAATATATTTAAAATTATACCTCCTACACCCATCAACAATATGGCAGAGATACATACTCCAAACCATACATTAAGTGAGTATGCAAACACTAGAAGTAGTACCACTAAGGTTATACCTCCGAGCCCAATAGCTCCAAGTGCAAAAAATAGTGCCAATCGTTTTCGTAAATCTTCTTTATCCATTTTTCTTTATAGTATGTCTCCTCTTTATATTTTGAGCAGTACCACTATTCCAACGACCTTCTCTTACATAGGCTATATCAACATCAGATACTCTGGTCATTGCAGCATCACGCTCTTCATCAGTTTTGTAATGGCCCATGTAGCTAACTCTTGATTCATCTTTAGGAGTGTTTCTTGGACTATCAAACATATGATATATAACTACTCCACAAGGAAGGTTTTCTGTTATGAAATCCATAGCCATTTTGTCTACTCCTTCATAATCACCTACCACAAACCCTTCAAAATCTTGATTGTGGTAGGCAGAGTAAATAACCGGAATGTAGTACTTCTCAAATTCTTCTTCTGTAATGTCTCTATGTCCGCTTATAAAATATATCATGGAACTATTTGTGCGTCTAGGTCTTTTTCAAAGACGTTGATATTATACCAAGAAATTGCTTCAAGTATTCTATCTTCATGATTAAATGCCCACTTGTAGTTAGAAATATCTTTTATAGGAATCCATTGAATGGTTTTTACTTCATTCTTTTCTCCTTCTCCATTCAATACGGCTTCCATAGAAGTAGATACGTTATCCTTTCCGTATTTAAGAATGGTCATATAACGCAATGTTACATTTCCATTATTACAATGTTCCGGGTCTGTTTCAACTCCAAATAAAGCCCACTTAGATGGGTCAATTTTGACTCCAGTTTCCTCAAATGCTTCGCGAGAACAAGCTTCTTCTGCTTTCTCCATATCTAGAAAACCGCAAGGACAATTCCAATAACCTTGGAAGTCAGGAGTTCCAGAACCCCTTTGGTTAGCTAGAACACACCATACACCTTTAATTTTACAAAAAGCAAATGCAGCAACTGCACAATATCGTCCAGACCAAAGTGTTTTACCAGCGTGCTCTCCTTCTTTAATTGTATAACTCCAATTTCTCATTTATGTCTTCTTTTTGTTTTAGTTGTAACTTCCTTCTCGGATACTTCCAGAGGATTGTACTTTAGTTCATTGTAGGGTGTTAATGAAGTGCCTGCAATCCCTACCAAAGTCTTTCCATCATACTCTGATTTATAGATAGATAATACTTTATCAGTTTTCCTTTTATATGCAATATATATTGGAATGTCTTTCTTATGACAGGTTTCAAGTTCTTTCTTGGTTCCTCTGGTCATATCTTCAACCTTGATTCCCCAATTGAAGTCATTAATAACAAACACTGCAATATCAGAACCAGTTAATAAGGAACTTTCATACTCGGTTCCCATTTTCCAGTGGTTTGGCTCATAACCAAGAGAGTCCAGAAATATTTCTACTTCTGGAACTAAGTTGGCATATTGCATACTATATGATACATATGCTTTATTCATCTTTATAAAGATTAAATCGGTGAATGTATTGGCTAATAGCTTTAGGTACAAGAGGGTAAATTTGTTTCTTGTCCTTAACCAAATACCTAATCATAGTAGAGCTTACGTCAAAAGTACAACTAATATACCCATCCACCTTCGCCTTGAATGAACTGTTGGCTCTATTTACTGCAATCAGCTTAAAGTTTTCTAATATCCATTCTCCTTCCTTCCAATTTGCAATATCATCTACAATGTCTGCACCTACAATCAGATAAAGTTCTTCGTTTGGATAATATTCCTTCAAAAGTTGTAGGGTTTGATAGGAATAGTGAGGTTCTGGAGTGTAATAGTCAATACTAGATATTGTGCAATTATCAATTTCATCAATAGCCAGTTGTGTCATAAAACACCGGTGTTGAAATTCAGTTGCTTCGCGGTCTTTCCACACATTCTGCATAGTTGGAACCACCACTACTTCGTCAACCAAGTTATCATTTAGTGCTGATGTAATCATGTACAAATGACCCATGTGGATTGGGTCAAATGTTCCTAATAAAAATCCTACTTTCATTTTTAAAATAATGTTATTTCTTTTGTTGTTATATCGTAGCAATCTATAATTGCTTTTAATCCATTCGGTTTTATTTCTCTGGTTCCGATTCCAGCAAAGTCTAATCGTAAAACCGGGGTTTCACTATGTTTCCATTCTGAAAGTTCAATGTCATAGGTAAACCAACGGCTCCTTGATTGGTCAAATACAAATACATCCTTATCAGAATCAATTGCCATTTGTACTGCCCAACCTGTTCCTCCCTTAACAGTGTTCCCATTAAATCCTTCTGCAATAGCATATATTGCATCAGAGTTTTTGACTTGACACCAATTTCTGGAAAGCAAAAACATATACTTTTCAAAGTTTTGCCTTTTTAAAGTATTGTTAGCTCTATATACAGCACACTTACCTTCTTCATATGCGCTATTGCTTATTGGAAAATTTCCTCTTGGAGTTTTATTAATATAGTAGTAGTGACGAACTACTTCAAGACCATAGACTCTACCTATAATATCCCACATAGTGTCACTACCATCAGCTCCTCCAGAGTGCATAATATAATTAGTCAACAAAGTATCCACGAGAGTCCAATTCTTTTGATAAAAAACTAATAGCTTCTACACTGTATCGTTCGGTCAACTCCTCTATTTCATTGAGTAAATCATTAACCAAATCAGATACACCACAGAACCCTATATTTCCCACGAAATCGACAAGATTTTTAATAAGTTCGGGGTCATCTACCTCGAACTTCATTTCATCCTCGAAATCATCAGGAAGATAATCGTCGTCAGCATTATAGTATCTTTCTTGAACATATACTTCCACCAAGTCAAGAGTGGCATGGACTACTTCCTCTTCAAGTCTAACAGTCAATCTGAATGCCTGAGAATCATCGTCCATTTTCTCAACTATCATATAGAAAGAATCTTCCCATGTATAATCATAGTCAGATACAAGATAGTTGGCTTCTTTTAGAGCAACTAATAACTGCTCATATATTTCGTCAATCGTTTTCATATTCTTTTCTGGGTATATAAATGGGAGCTTTCTTACGTTTAAATTCGGAAGCTAAATGTCGGCTCCAAACCTTATTGACTACATCTTCTCCATGTCTAGCACATAATTGTGACCAGCAATCAGATTCTGCCATTTCATCATGCGGGTGAAGTGGTTCTCCATGCTTCTGTCGATACTCCTTAAATGGAATATATCTAGAGAGTATATCATCAACCTCATCGTAACTCTTAGCACCTATTTGTTCTAAGTCACTATTACTAATACCAAGACCGTCCGTAGGAGTAAGAGCTATAGATAACTCTATAGCATCAGATTTACTTCCAGCACCAGTCATTATAGTATGGTGGTGTTCAATGTTTTTATAGCGATTACTAATCCACTTAGCTAACTCATAAACTTCTGTCTTCCATAGGTCTTGAATTGGGTCAAAATCACCTACATCACCATGAATAGTCCAGAATCCAAGCTGATATTCAGTTTGATTATCTGTACTCATTACTAATCCTTTATGGCGACTAGCTATATCATATAGATACATCATTCTGCACCTAGCTTGAAGATTACCATTAGCAATAGGAGTTCTACTAGGCATTTCTTCTAGTTCATCGAGATAGTAAGAATTAGCCATATTGACATCACCTGCATCAGCACAGGCATCAAACAAAGCTGCACGATAGGAACGTTCAAGTCTGTAAACACTAAATTCATTACAGAAGGCTTCTCCTACATGTACAGAAGTAGCGAACTCATCACTTTTATTCTTAATAGGAAGACTTCTTCCTATAAGAGGAATACCAGTCTTCTTACTAACCTCATGGCATATGGCAGCAACAACAGTGGAGTCAATTCCTCCACTGATGCCTAATACCATTGCTTTCAAACCATTAGAAGTAACATAATTTGCTGTTTCTTCTACTAAGGTATTAAATACCTTTTCATAATTTAATTCTTTCATTGTTTTACTCGTTTAAGATAATAAACTATTACCCGACTGGAAACTCTGCCTCCTGATAAGAACTTAATTATAGTTGCGACTAATTCCCAACCGTCATCGCCCAGTCGATTAAGCTCTTCGCAGGTAATGTCTGTTTTTTCTAAATATTCAAATTTCATAGTCCAAGTTCTGCTAAACAAGAGTTAACTTCCATTGCACGTCCCGTATGTTTGCCTTCATCATCAGATAGCTTTACACAGTCATATACCGGCTGATTAGAGTTCATCTGACAAGATGTAAGTTTCATAACAATGTTAGAGGGTTTAAATCCAGTGTCATTGGTAAGGTTTGTACCTATACCGAACGATGCTCTAATTCTAGTCATACAATAGAGAGCAATATCTTCAGCCTTTTCAAAATCCAAAGCATTACTAAAGATAATGGTTTTCGTAGTTGGGTCTATGCCCAATTCTTTATAGCGAGCAATCATTTTATTTACAAATTCATACTCGTCTCCAGAATCACATCGTACTCCGTCAAACAACTTAGCTTGTTTACGTGAGAAGTTCTTGATGAATACATTCGATGTGTAAGTATCGGTAAGAGCTATTCCCAAGTCTCCGTCATAGACATTTACCCAATTCTCAAGAGCCATATAATTAGCTTGTTTGTAACCGTACATAGCGCCATGAAACATAAACCATTCATGTGGATGTGTTCCCATTGGTTTCATGTCATACTTCATCGCAAAGTAACAGTTGGAAGTTCCGGTACAATAGATTGATTTCTCTTTAATATACTTAATAACTTCTTCTTGTATATTGTAAGAGAATCTTCTACGAGTTCCAAATTCAGAGAAATAAATTCCTGATTGATTGGAACGTTTGATTTTACTTTCCAATTTATTAAGCATTACAGGAATGTTGACCTTATAGCCTAACATCCTATTTCTTAATTCTGAAACCATTGCAAGAATAGGAACTTCATAAAGAGAAACTTTATAAAGATAATCCTTCGCTATAATGTGAAGATGCTTTTCTTCATCCAAGAAGATTTGTACTTTACTTGGGTTAAATGTGAATTGAGACAACCATTCCCAGTAATGTCTTGGGATGAATCGAATAGAGTTCATAAACTCAAATTCATCACTTGTAAGTCTTACTTGAGCAAGGTTATATAACTCAATACGAAGTTGCTCAACAAACTCTTCTGTGTATTCAGTATTATCACGGTCTTTAAACTCAAAAGTTCCTACCGCTTGTGGAAACAACTTCATGTAAGCATAAGAAGTTGTAAACTTGTATAAATCTGTATCTAAAATTGATTTAATTATCATTTCTCTATTGGTTGATAAATGTTTAACTTATTTTCTTTTATAAATTCTTGGAGTGCTGTTCCACCATCAATAGATGCAATTCCTGGGAGATATACTGAAAGTCTATCCCAAATAGGTTGCAAGTTCTTAATTGTGTTAAGTACACAATAATCTCCTGCAACTCCACAAATTACAATTTCTGATTCATTCGAAAGGTATATGTCAGCTCTACTATCGTAAATATCATCAAGTGAATAAGTATAATGGCTTTTCCTGTTTGGGTCACGTTTAAGGTCTGGAAAAGCCCCATATTCCTCTTTAAACAGTCCTTTCTCAATTACATCGTATCGGAGATTATTATTCCTACAAGCTGTAAGAAGTAAATCATTAATTGCCGCACCTTGGGAATATTGGACACAATGAACTGGCCACTCTCCTCCATTTTCTTTAAAAGAGGGATGAAAGAAAGCGTGCCAGTCCACAGTAAACCACACTCTATCAAAATGCTCTTTATACATTAATTCTTCTATATTCCATAGAGCGGGAGTAGCCCCTTTTACATATAAAGAGCCACTCTCTAAGCAGAAATCATTCTGCATATCAACTACTATAAGTATTTTACTCATCGACTCCAGCTACTAAATATTCCTGCAATTGCAACAATAGCCAACCATAAGGCTATCGGAATCCATAATGGGCTTAAGACCCACCACCAAGACCAAGCTATGACACCACATAGCTTAAGAACAATAAATACTATAAGAAGAACTCCACCTATGCCAATTCCTCCACTACTGTTACTATTACTCATAATTCAATTATTAAAGGTTCAAACGATTGAATGTATCTCTCGTCTACTAAAGACACATTTGCCATTTTCATATCATCTAAAGTCATCAATCTGTGTTCTCCTGAATGAATGTGTCCACAGAAAGCATACTTTGGATGTTTTCTCATAATTTCATCAGCCAACCAAGGATTACCTACATCCTCTCTAGTCCACGACTGATGAATAATACCTAATCCACACAGCTTAGGAGCATCGTGTGAGATTACTATATCACAATGTTCGGGCATTGTGGAGTACGCTTCTATAAGAGTTTTCTCCTCATACATATATGCCCAATTTCCAAATATCTTGCAATATGGAGTTCCCCAAATTGTGTATTCAGTTCCATCTTTATAATCAATGTAAGTATATGACTCATTATCGAGCATTACTAACTTCCCATCAGTGGGAGTATAAAGAAGGGAATTTTTGGAAAGAGTATTCTGATATATAGACGCTAATGCGAAGTCATGATTTCCGCCTACCATAAATACTTTTTCACAAGGTAAATCTTTTACCCATTGAGCAAATTCATGACTGAGCCATTTCTTGCTTTGTGGGATATTTCTTTGCATCTTTAGTGGGGTAATATCCCCACAGATTAAGTAAATATCACACTCTTCTTTTATTTCTGGAAGAATCCCATGTAAGTCTGATAATGCGCCAAATTTCATTTATGTTTCCTAGTTTTTATGTATTTCTTACTCTCTAATTGTTGGGAAGGAGGAACAAGAGTAACATCTATTTCTATGATTTCTCCTTCTTTGGGGAGGTCTGCATAGCCAGTAATAGAGTAATAGATGTAAGAATTAATTTCTTCATAGTCTTCATCATCTTCCCACCAAACCCCATCTTCATTAAGGGCTGGTTTTGTTCTCCACAAACACAATCCTTCTTCGTCTTTTGTTATCCAAAGTCTCATTCTGTTACTTTCTTTTTAAATTCTTCAAACGACTTTATCTCTGGAACCTCGTCTCTGTTAATTATCCAATATTTACTTGGAGCTTTACCTTTATGATTGGCTCTATATTGGTTATACATATCGGCAATTTCAAAGAATACTTCAATGTTCTCTCCCATAGCGTCTGCCAAATCCTCTATTTTAAATATAAAGTATTTGAACTGATTTCCATTTTCATCTTTCCTTGAATACAAGTCTTTTATAAATGTACTCATGGGTGGTATTTCCACTGGCTCGTCTTCCCATGTCTGATTTCCAGCATAGAAATAAAACATCTCTTTATATATTGGCATCAAGTCTGGAACAAAATCGAATGATATAACATCGTCATCCTCTACCCATTCTTTTTCTCCTTCTCCACGTTTGGGATAACCACACGTATCAATAAGCCATTTCTTGCCGCTTTTATCGGTTACTGCATATGTTTTTCTCATATTTCAATTTCAAATTTTATAGGTTCATCCATGTATGTCATGCCTTCTGGAATGGGAAAGTTAAATAGATGTGCAGAGTGTAAATCATTAGTACACTCATACATATCATATTTAGGGTCTACATTCCAGCTTTCGCCATCGAAAATAGGAGGGTTGTCGTAATACCAACCCTGCCCATCTTTATCTATGGCATAATAATAAGCTTTAATCATTACTAAGAGTTACAGTCCCGCTAAACGGAACCCATTCATCATTGGGATTGTTAATAACAGCACCTACCTGACGTGAATTGGACTTCATTATGACTATTGAACAATCTAATGCTTTCAATCCTATTGAATCGTCGGCTATGTTACGAACTAACATAGGACATCTAACAGGACTTTTTACTGTTACTTCAACTTTCATTCCTTCAAGTCTCCCATTACATTACGACCAAGTCTATCATCGATTCTCTCCTGACAAGCAGCAAGATATGCTTCTAATGCAGCAACTTGTTTAGCATTTTGCTCACAAGGGAACTTCTCATTCAACTTCTTTACTCTGTCAAGCAGGATAAGGGCAAGTTGTTCTGATTGCCACCCTGGAGTTACTGTACCGTCTTCGTGCTTGTGAACAAACTGAATTGTGTCAGTAGCATCCACATACTTGGTTTTGCCATTAACAAAGCCAGCACACATTTGGGCACGGTAACGATGAGCACCATCGTCTGGAATTACTTCAATGGTTGGTTCGAGACTTGGATAAACCAATAATTCCTCTATTGTTTGATATTTCTTTTTTAAAGCCATGGTATTTTATTGTTTAATCATTATATGATATTATCTTGTAATATACGGTACTACCTACCCAACGCCAACCCAGATAATTTACTGGAACCCATGCAGGTTTACTAAGCAAATCTCTAAATTCTAATGGTGTTAGATTACGTACTATATCTGTTTGTGGTGATGCTCCCTCAAGACTTATTAATACCTTCATGTTTTAACCAGTCTTGGAAGTACCACAATTGTCCACATCCTCCACCAATATCATCCTGACCAGCAGGATTGAATACTCTTGTGGAGAAACCTAGTTCGCAGAGTCTTCTGTTAAAGTCTCTAATAAGACGAATTTGTCTATCAATAGAATTCTTTACAGTTTCATCCTTTTCACAAATTACAGAAAGAGTAGTTTCCCAAACATCGGTTCGAAAGAGTTTGTACAGTCTCCTTGCGTCTTCTTCTGTATCATTTCCTTCATGTACACAGTAATTGAAGAATGGTTTTCTTCCTGTGTTCGCTGCCCAAAATTCTCCCGCAGCAGCAATCTGGCGGAGAGTACAAGTCTTAGTCGGAATTAATTTTGCTCTAGCTTCATCAGTTGATTCATGTACAGAAAACTGCAATCCGACTTGAGGTATTCTCTTGGAAAGCTCAATAAACTCTGACATTGCATGATACAATGTAGATGGAGCAGATGTAGATACTAATAATTGAGCATTTGGATACAAATCGTGTAAAGACTCAATAGCTCGCTCCAAATTGATACAATTCAGAAATGGCTCTCCCATACTCATGAACATAATTTGGAACTTTTCAATGTCTTTAGTATCACAATCAATAGTACTTAAAACAGTAGTTACTTGTTCCACTATTTCATGCCAGTCAAGATTCCTTACAAAGAACTTTCCTGTTCCACAGAATGTACAGCCAACCGGACATCCAGACTGTACAGAACAGCAAATTACTGTTCTCTTCGCGTATTCTCCATAACGATAGAGGACTGCTTCTGCAATTCCTTTTTTCGTTACTGCACTAGCTCCCCATTCAAATACAAACTTCTTGACATTAGTGTCAGAAGATTCAAAAATCTTATATTCCATTTTTAACCTCTTAAATTTCTTTTAGTGATTATTTCCTTTAATTGCTGCCAAGATACTGGTGTGTAATCATTATTATCTACACCAACATCATATTGATTTGGGACTAATTTATCTTCAAAAGGAGTTTTCTTTCCTTTTTCAGTATGAATATGTCCATACAATTGCCAACTTCCTCTATGAGAGCCATCCCATGTAATCATAGGATAGTGACTCATAAAGAGTTGTTGGTTATTACATTCTTCATCACCTGTTATAGTAATCATCATCTGTCTTTCAACAGCTTCGAACCCATTTTCTGGGATGTATTTCAGCTTATCATGATTACCTAATACGAGGTATTTATAGCCGTTTAGTTGAGGTAAAATTTTCTCCCAACGTGTCTTTTGACCAAAGCAAAAATCTCCCAATATGAAGACTGTATCGTCCCACTGGACTACCTTATTCCAATTTAGTATGAGTTGTCGATTCATTTCGTCAGCAGACTCAAACGGACGACTACAATACTTAATTATATTTGCGTGGTCAAAGTGACAATCAGAAGTGAAAAATACCTTATTACAGTCAAATTTATTTGTCAGATTTGCCATGTATTTTCTTATTGTCGATTTTTAAATAACAAGAATCTGGCAGTTCTTGTCCATCCAACTTTACAGAGGGAATATCCATAGACACCAGATTCTCAAACAATTTAGACTCCGTGGATATTTTGACATATCCCTCTGGAGCCATCAATTCTTTAGCTTGTTCGTTAGTTAGCCAAACCTCAAATATTTGCTTGACTTCCGCCCGTAATAAATGGGTCGGTTTTGTACCTTTCATAACATTCGCACTTTTTAAATTTCTTTCCTGACGTACAGTAAGGACAGATTTCATTTCTTCCGGTCTTGTGACCATGAGTTCCTGTTCTAATTTTACTTTTCCAGGGAGTGTGCATCTTTATCCACATATTTCTGAACTCTTCATTCTGAAACATTTCTTGCATAAATTCCGCACCGTTGTTTTCCTTTTTATCCTTCTTTTCATCTACTTCTTCAACACCTAAAGTTGTGTCGATGTCATACGGAGTTACTGTTAAGTCTTCCATTTTTTATAAGATATAAATTATAATATACTTTCTTTTAAAACACACACTACAAGTTCAGATAATTGGGCTATCCATTCTTCTTCGGCAATCTCTTTAAGCTCCCCGTAAGCTACATCAGTAAACCAATTAGGAAACTCTCGATTATAGAATTGCAAATTTTTGCATTGGTAGTCCCACTCTGCGCCGCAACCATAGAAATCAAGTCTATCTTCATCACAATCTTCGTCAAGAACATACATAAATCGCAGCCCTGATTCGTATCTGTTCTGTATGAAAAACTTTCCTACATACTCGGACTCACTATTATCAACACAATTTTTAAGTTGTTCTTTTAGTGATATTAATTTTTCCTTATAGAGAGCAATCTCTCTCATTATTTGGTCTCTTTTCATTTGTTAAAACTCAGAATTAATAATCTGTGTTATAATCTTCAAATAAGGAACACTTGTTAAAAGCATTAGTAATCCGTATGGTTCTACCAATGCTTTTCTCACTCCATTTAAATGTTATTTTATCCATCCTCTTTTAATAAATTCTTCGTGTAAAGGATGTGCCAACTCATAAGCCTGTGGGTGCGCACTTCCTGCATCTCTTAACTTAAAGAAGCCTTTCCATTGTTCAACAGTGCCAGTCATTATTAATTCTGTCTTTAATGCTAAAGGTAGTACATTTCTAGCTTGTTGAGCAGGCTCGCCCTCTGTCAACAATCCGAAATATGTACTTTCTGCCTCACACATAGCTTGTATCCATGCAGCTTCAGTTCGAGACAATCCTTCAGATATAGTTAAATCATAAGTATGACATAGTTCTATATTATATGAATTACCCTCGAACATATTCTTATACCAGCACGGTATTATACAATTTAATTCCTTACCAAACTTATCCTTAGAGTAGTTACAATATCTGGTACTTTCTTGGGCAAAGCTAAATACACGGTGGCGTACAAATTCATGGGATACGCCTCTATCGCATACAAACTTAACAGTGATTCTCTTCTCGTGATATTCTGTAGGTTCACACAGATATTCAAGAACTCCTTGTAGGTCATGCTCTATTATTACCCTATAGTTAGTAGTATAGTAGTAATAATCTCCATCACTAATATATCTTGTATAGGGATTAAGGCATAAAGTACTCCAGTTAGTTCCAAACTGGAATCCCTCATCTACTACACTATTAGGAACTTTAAGATACACAGTACCATGCTCTAACATAGCACCGTGTCCTGACTTAACCATTCTATCCACAAACTCCTTCGCAGAAGTTTCTGTTATTTTATCCTCCGATTTGTAACAAGTTCTTCCAGCTATCTCTATTTGTCTATATACAGAGTTTATAAGCTCATCTTTCCACATTCGAGGGCCAATTTCCATATCTGCTGGAATAACTATATCTCTTGGTTTTTGTTCTATTATTTCAAAACTTGGTTTTATTAATTTCATTTTGCTTTCGCGAATAATGGACTACGTAACATAATCTCTTTTACTGACAATTCTTCAAGGACTCTTGCATAATTGTTTATCATCTCTAATCCATATTCTTTATTGTAACCTTCGTCATGTCCTAATGTATTAGAAACCAATTGAATTGCAGAAGAGATTAACCCTATGTCTGTTGTATCAACTGGAGCTAATGTGTAGGTTTCATCAATTCTATCATTACAGCTAAATCTAAAACTAGAAGCACGGCATTGCTTCTTTATAAAAGTTACATTTTTCAGGATGCAGATACTGCTTTCGAGAGTTTTCATTACAACCCCATCATAGAATCCCATCCCTATTAAAAATCCTCCTCTGTATACTCTATAAAGTATCTCGTTACTATAACTATTATTATACCAATTATAAAATTGCTCGTAGCTTAACATATTAATGAATCCAATGGTCTCCAATTGATATATCTGCTGTTAATGGCGCTCTTGTACAAAATGGCTTACCTCCAGATTCCATACATTGAACTAGTATCTTAGCTACTTCTTCTGCTATCTCTTCGGGAGCTTCAAGATTGATTTCATCATGCACAGGAATACAATACTTAACTTTAAAAAGTAAATTGTTTTCCTTTAACCAATTGAATAGCTTTATAGAAGCTAGCTTGAAGCACAGTGCCCCTGCTCCCTGAATCGGATAATTCACCGATTGCTTCATAGAATCAGATAATCTTCTTCTTAAGAAGTCTGCTTCTTGGAACAATGGATTACTTTCATCACGAGTTTGCATAGCATACTGCCCATCTACTGTTCCTAAATCATCATTTATCCTATTCAGATTATCCCAATCATAAATAAATGCTTTATGTCCTGTCACAGGACTTAATAGAATATATCCATGCTGTACAACAAATGACTTTTGACGTTCTTGATAAGCCTTCAATCCAGCGAAACCATTCATATAGTTATCCTCAATTTCTTGAGCTCTCTTTTTCGGAATACCATAGTTTCTTACTAAAGTAGAAGCATTACCTGCATAATTAAAGCAGAACTCATATCCTTTTGCTTCTTGTCTAAGTTCTGGGAATTGTTTTTTTACTTTTTCAGTAGGCATATCTTGAGGAATTTTGTCCTTAAATACCATCTTGGCTGTCAGGGAATGCATGTCTTTAGAACCATTAATAAGTTCATCAAGCATAGCTTTATCGTTAGCAACAGATGCCATTAAGAAGGATTCTTGGCCACTATAATCTACAGATATCCATTTATTTCCAGGCTCTGAAACGAAACAGGCTCTAGTAATTGCAGTATGTGGAAGATTCTGAAGATTCGGGTTACTTGAACTTAATCGTCCCGTATCCGTTCCAAGCTGATAAAAATCGGCATGGATACGTCCGCTTACTGGATTTATAAGCTTTAAGAATTTTTCTCCAAAAGCCTTCACTAACTGCCCTGTTTTCTTAAACTCTATATAAGGTTCAATGATAGAACATTTAGCTTTCTGTGGCTCAATAATATCAATTCCAGCAGATTTAGTTTTCTGTTTAGTTTTCTTGTCTACTGTTGTACAATTTATTCCGAGCAATTCAAATAATGGAACAACTTGTTTACTACTATTCCAGTTTATATTACACCTATATGCGTTATCAAATCCAGAGAATAAATCTCCTTGTAGATTCATTTCTACATAATCGAAAGGTATTCCAAATGAATATTCTATTCCTTCATCAACGACTTTCCTCTTTACCCCAAATGCAGTAGGAGGAATCTTCATCAAGTCTTTCATTTCCTTTCTAAGTGTAGTCATAATACTCGTCTTTACGAATGGACGATTCTTAAGCTGTGGGTCTGGATGAACCATTTTATGTTCTTCATAAAAATCTTCCACCCATTTATTGATGCTTGCTTCTGCGTCTTTCATTTGCCTAATATCGTCCTTCATCTTAGCTCTCCATTTTTCTACATCAATCTTAGCACCGCAATATTCAATATAGGCAATAACAGGAACAAAATGATTCTCGAAGTCAACAGCTTTAAGAAGGTCTTTCTTTACCAACTCAACTGTTTGCTTCTCTTTAATCTTAGTAAGATAAATAACATCATGTGCAGCATAAACTATGACATCTTCTGTTAATCCAGTATTAACAATTTTACCTCGAATACTCTTATCCAAATCCAAGCCTAAATAATGATGTGCTGCGGATTGTAAAGACAGACTATGAAATTGGGCTGGATATCCCAAATACAATAGCTTCTCAGCTATCATTCCGTCCCATACATTTACAGGGACTATTCTATGATGATATAAAAATTTTAAATCAAATGAAAGATTCCATCCTAGTAATGTAATATCAGGATTCTCAAACACTGGTCTAAAATAATTAACATCAATTGTTGTGGTATCTACTATTATTTGGTCCTCACCTAAGCCAAATTGAATACACAATAAGGCTTTTGTATAAGGGTCTAATCCTTCAGTTTCACTATCATATTCAATCCATGTATGTTCAAGGATGCGCTTTAATGCTTCTTCTTTAGACATGATTTCATATGCATCGGACTTAAAGAATCTTTGTTGTTCAGTAACAAGATAAATCATTAATCGACGTATACATCAAGTTTGGTTATGTCTATATCTCCTCTTAATGCTAAATCATCTGCAAATCTCTGCTTCAACAACTCTGCGATTTCAAATTCATCTTTATCCAATGTTCCAAAATACTCATAGAAAAAGTCTCCTGTAATCTCTACAGAAAACTTAAACACTTTCTCATTTATGTTGTATGGAGCGCTTTCGTCCATTTCCGCTCCTAGTGGTAGGTTTGACATCCTCTTTTTCAGATAAAATGTTACAAATGTCTTTCATCTCACTTATTTCGTAGCCCAACATAGTTCCTAAATGACTTCCTAATTCCGGAGGAAGATACGGTAAACATAAACTTACCGCTTCAAAGAACGGAACTAGGTTACTAATCTTAGTAATTAACAATTCTCGGTTCATGGTAGTATAATAATGTTGGACTGTCTCTGTGGATATCAAGAGCATCAAACCCGTTAAGTGCCAATTCTTGTTGACATTGTTCTACATCAAATTTAGATGTGATAAGATGATAACCATGTAAAGTAGGAACAACGAGCTTCACTCTATCTTCCTCATTACCTCTACACTTCGAAATAATGTCTACTATACTATGCAGCTTCCATTTATCATATACATCAACATCTACCAGTCTCAGTAGGTTCTTTCCGCTAAGGGAAGGTAATTCTCCACAAACATGGTCCCAAACTCTTGGAGCTTGGAAGGTATTTCCTTCCATAAGCATCCTTGCAAGTTTCTCTTGTGCTCCACAAGCTGTTTTGAAATAGCTTCTCTTGTTGAGATGAATGTATGCTCTTGCATTGTTATTTTGACACAGCTCGATTATTTTTTGTTTCTTTTCCTCAAGGTGTTCGATACTGTGAATATAATAGGCTTTAATGAGTCTTGCTCCATTATTACCTCTTCCTGTTTCATTTCCGTCCTTTTTGCGCTGAATCACTTGAAGGAAATAAAAATCATCTTCAGATTCAAACTTTAAGAACTCCTCAATTAAATCAAAGTTATCTACTGTCATAATTCTTTTTTTGCTACACAATTACCGTAATAATGACTGCCACTTATTGAATATGTCAAGTTACCTTTCACAAAAGTAGCCCAATAATCCAATTCCCAACCGTTTGTTTCATGTTCAAGCTCCTCGAATCCTAGCTGTTCCATTACTTCTAGAACTATATCAAAAGGACATTTACCAACAAAACACTCCGGTAATGTCTCCATGATAGCTAGGAAATTAGCTTTAACATCTCTAAGAGATTGAGTTAACAATTCTCCGTGATTTATAATATTTGTTTCAGTCACTTGGAATCACATTTAAGTCTGTCAAATAAAATCCATTATCATCTAAGTCTTTCTGTACGAAGTATCCATTAACTCCAACAGTCTCTCCTCCAAGAGTATGTATCATGACTTCTCTGTCTTGGTCATATCTTTCAAGGATTTTAATTAATTGCCCCACAAGTATTGCCATTTGTCATAATGTAAAGAAAACTTATATAATCTGTTAGCTGCCTCAACTGGAGTATGACCATCCCATTCATCAGCTTTCCATCTTTCAGGAACATTGAACAGATTCCATTCTTCAGCCCTATAATGATTGCTCACTTGACCAGTAGGAAGGTTAGCCATAACAATAAACCATCCTCCTCCAAAGCATAGTTCACCATCTGCATGTCTGTAAGATTTATGGACCTCATATTTACCTTCCAAGCTGTTAAAGAATGCTGCATTGTACAGCATTCTGTAGTGATATAACTCATCAAAGGTATGAAATCCGTCTGAGATTTGTCCTTCTGGCAAAAATAAATTTTTAAGTCTTTGTAATAGTTTCATTAGAATTTTCCCTCATTAGGTTGTAAACAAGTTAAACCTTGTTCTCTCCACATCTCGACACATTTACAATTGTCTTCAAGAACGAATTGAACATTATATTTTCCCTTAATATTGTCCTCGTAGATTTTTTTCTTACATTCAGCTCCGGGACTGTAGTCTTTAACTGGACGGAAGAACAGCTCATCAACTTTAATATCATGCTTAGCCAACCATTCTTTAGTAGCTGCTACAATTTCTGGAGTGCCTTCTCTACCAGTAACAATAAATACTTTACACTTTTCATACATGCGCCTAACAAGCGTACAGGTACCTTCAATGGCAATATCATTCAACATGCCTTCAGCTGCACCTTCTCCAAAGTAAGGTCTGCCAGTGGTATTCAAACACAAGGTGGCGTCCATATCCACTAATATAACAGGGTGACCTCCGTCTACATGCTTGGCACTTTTACTTAACATATTTTTAATATCCTCTTGGATAATAAAGTCACGGTATCTTCTCCAAGTGTCTTTAATTACCTTAGCTCCCATTGGCTGCTCACGCATTGCATCACGACGAATACATTCATCAACTGAAATGAAGAAATCCTTAAATTCCAGTTCATATTCAAATTCTGTGGTGGCGTTAGCAACTTTAATAACGTCTTCCCACCACTTTACTTCTTTAGGATTGAGATTCATATTGTCTACAACAATATTATATCCTTTCCTCGTTGCTTCACAAGCAAAAGAACGCTTAAGTTCAGTAACCATTCCTTCTCTGTTCGGAACCCAATATTCTCCAAGCATGTTACGAATATCGTCATTATTGAAACGTACTCTATGTTCAGGGTCTTCTTTAGCCCATGCTTTTGCCCAAGTTGATTTACCAGAGGCTTGAATTCCTCTACACAATATTAGTTTTCGCTTTTCCATTCTTTAATTTTAAGTTTTATGTATTCAATTTTCTCTTCAGCAGAAGGCCAACCTCTTCGCAATTCTCCGTTCTCAATATAGAAAACTTCTGGATGCGATATATAGGCTTCGTCCCAGTCTTTGAAAGTTTCTTCTTGAATTTTATTATAACAAACCAAAAGGTCTCCATCAGAAATGTTACCATTTAGCACTTCTGGATAACGTCTTATATCAGGGCAATAAATTAGGTCAAACAAATCTTCAACGGTTAAGTTAAGATAACTACTACCTCCTTCACTATCCGCCATAAATGCATGGTATAGTTTACTCATAATATACTACTTGTTTAATTACTTTTTCCTCACCTTCATAAGTAGCACCTACTATTTGTTCTAGATTATATTCAGGATATTCTAGACCATGAGGATACTCCTTTATAATTTCCATAGCTCGAAAGGCATTACGGGCAGCAACTACAATCAGTCCTGCCGCATAATGTCCATGAAATTCATTTGTATATAAATACATTATTTAACGGCTTTATACAAATCCATTACACTGTGTACAGCATAAGTACGATATGCTTCTTCGATAAGCTCTTGTGCTTTAACAGTTTCGGTTCTTGACAATTCTGGAACTATAAATACCCCATCTTTAGTTTCAATAACGAATGTAATTCCCTCTACAATTGGGTTTTTATCTGTGTTTGGAAATCCAGCATACATGTAGTCATTAAACGACACCATACCAAATCTGTGTAGGTAGTCCTTGATTTTATCGAATGGTTTGCCTGTTAAGTTTCTAGGAAGAAGAGTTTCACAGTCACGTTTGTATTTTCTTCTCCACATGATTTTTACGTAAGATTCATTTACTTTGTATTCAAGGAAATCCTCTCCTACTGCAACTGGAGTTTTAGGCAGTAAAGCCCAGAATAATTTACTTATGTTCTCGTCTACGATTTGTTTTACTTCTTTGTCAGTCATTTTTATTTAATTTTTAAGATTCTGATTCAATATCTACCTCACCTTTGTCAAGAGCTTTACCTTCTCCGTCAAGGAACTTAAAGCACTTCAATTTAAAGGCTTCCGATTTCATATTCTCAATCTTGATTACAATTCCTTCATGAGGAACTTTATTATCACAAATTGGAGAATTACATTCCATATAGAACTTCTTCTCATTAGCTAATCTAGCCAAGAAGTTCTCATTCCAATGGTCAGACGGAGCCAAGTCAGGATATAAATCCTTCGCATATCCATAATAGAACTCTTCTACTGGATTAAGTCCAACCATTTTACACCACAATTGTACTTCACGAGCAGAGAACTCATGTACTTTACCGTCTACGTTAGTAATAGTTACACGATAAATCTGAACTCCGAAATGCTTTCCATACTCATATTTCTCGTCTCCGACTGGTGGAAGGAAGCCATAATCGTAATTCTTTTGGATATACCCACCATTGGGCAAGAATCCAATGGTTTCATAGTATGCAGTCATACCTTTAGACAGACACGGACGAACAATGTCATCAGCATATTTCCATACATCGACTCCATAGAATCCTCCCTGAACATTTCTGTTGTAATACTGGTTTTTGATTACAGAACGAGAAGAATACAAATAGTCGTACTTGTCAAACTCCTCTCCGGTCAACCAACGAGCAATTTTCTGTTTCCAGTTTAGTTCTTGCTTACACAATACATAAGCAGATATTCCAGAAGTTCCGTGAACTTTAGAAGTTATGCTGATAAGGTCGTTGGGATGTAAAACATGCGGACACTTTTTGATAAGGACGGTATCATAGTGGAATCTGAACTGATTTTCGATGATTTTATCAAGTCCCTTAGGCTGCTTTCCTTTACCCGAATTGCCTGAGCCTGGCTCTCCCGGAGTGCGAGTATTTTTAGGGATATACTTCTTATTAACCCAAAATTGTTTTCCATCGTGTTCAACTGAATCAAATTCAACTCCTTCTTCCACATTAAGTTCTACATTTACAGTAGACATTACCCAATTCTGCAAAACCACAATAGGGATAATGAATCCCTCAGACAGCTCACCACGCAATCTGATAGCCTTCACGCGACCATTGTCCTCAAACATTCCATTCTTCGTCGGGTCGTCATTAAGGTTCTCATGACGGTATAAATTAGCGTAGCTAAGGAATTTGGGATTGATGCAACAGGCTGTCGGGAAATATACATACAATCCCGGTTCGGAGTCAATACCAGTAATAATATTAAAGCCGTCAATACAGCAACATTTTAACTTAGTTACCTCTGGGTCAGAGTGTTTGTGGAAGTTTTCGATTTTTACAATCTTTGCCAAATAGTTCACATTGGCATTTTTACTTTGTACTAATTTCATAATTCAACTACTTGTTCTGGTGTTACAAATTCAAAATTACTTTCTTCATAAGTTTGATGGATTTTATAGGTCTCAAAATACTTTATTGCGGAGACATATTCTTGTACAGTGTCTCCTTCAAGTATTTCTGAACTCCATACATGTACCTCTCCGTTTGCCTTAAAGTAACAGGTAATTTTACCGTTCTCGGGATTAATTCCGAAACAGGAGTTTCCAACAGGCTTTAAATAACGATTTTCAACTCTTCTATAACCCATAAAAAGAGCTGCGTTCTGTAAATCCTTACTGTTCATATATACTCCATTCCTTAGACAAAACGGCATCAGTATAGAATTTAGTTACCACATAATTCACATGTGAACCTTTAATTCCACAGATGATTTTTCCATCTTCCATGTAATACATACGAGTTTTATCACCAATAGTCAAACAAACTGTAAGACCACTTTCCATAAAGGAGATTGCATCTCCAAATCCAAAATTTTCCATATTTATCTTTCTTTTATTAATTCTAAAAATTCATCCCAGTTTTCTGTGCTGTCATACATAGCTTCAATAACATCACTAGTAAAACGGCTCATTAGTCTGAGAGTTTGTTCAAATACGTCTTTAAACATATCGTCTTGTTCATCCTTACTAAGCGTCTTACCAGTCATTCCGACTAGTAATTCGCCTACTTTGGATGCAATGTCTATTTGTTTCTTATAGCTCATAGGCTCGTGTGGCTCTGTATTCACACATAAAGTTTGCAAATGATTGTGCTAATGCTTCATCTTGCTTATTGTTGTAGAAGAACTGGAAGCAATGAAATAACTCATGCCAGAAAGTATTTTCTATTTGCTGTTCAGTTAATTGCACTATTTTTCCTTCATCATCCATGCTTTTGGCTACGACTATTTTTCTCCTTATATCATTGTGGTAGCCGTAATTTCCATCATCGGACTTATCTACAACTTGTACCTCATACTCGGTATTTGCTATTTTAAACCTTTTAGGGATTTCCATTCGTTTAAGAAGTCTTCCATTATAAGTTCAGATTCTGATTCATCTATCCGCACATCACCAGTGTCTATTTCCATACTGATTATATCATATATGGCGTCCGTTAATTCACCCTCGTCCTTACATTCCAAAAAATCTTCTGGATTCAGTTTGAGTTCAGAATAAATAAAACCTTTCCAAATGTACCTATTAAACTCTACCCAATGCTCACTCATAGTCTCTTATACATTTTAATACAGGTTGTAAAGGAGTTCCTTCTTCTGAATAATAGAAGAACTTAACAGTAGCCATTTTACCGATAATATCATCTAGATTGTCTCGATATTCTTGTTTCAATTCCCTACTTCCCATTGGTTTAGCCTTAAATTCTATTCCATCTTCGGTTATGCAAGTAAAACACATATCTTCATCACGAAGACCCTCTGAAATACCAGTGATTTCAAATTCCGCATCCTGATATTCTTTGATTTTAATCATATCATTAGTTCGTTTACCAAAACCATACAGCTTACTTGGATTACGAATAACAACACCCTCAAAACCTTCACCTACATACTTGTCATGTAACTTTTTAATATTTGTCCAACCACTAACTTCTTCTTGAGGAACAAGTCTTATTTGTAAATCCTTAGTAAGAATAGGGGTGAACAAATCAGAAGTAATATTCAACTCTTCTGCCATTTCAAGCATTTGCTCATTTCTTTGAGTAAAGTCAGCTTCTGCATCCATAATGTCATACATCCAAAACTCTAATTCAAGAGTTCTAGGGTCGTCTTGCTCTAACCTTGCGGTACCAGAAATCCATTGAAGTGGTCTACCATGAGAATATAGTTCTCCGTCAATAGATACATCTGGATGATTCTTAAACCACTCTACCAAAGCTGGATTATTTCTTATGTGAGCAGTAGCAGGGTCATAATCTCCCCCACCTCTGCTTGAAGAACGAACTTCTCCATCTTTGAAGTAAAAAGAACAACGAACTCCATCAATTTTACGAGATGCTAACCACACTTTGACCTTATCATATACACTTGTTGCAACCTTATTAAAGTCTTTAGCAAGCATATGTTTCTTACATCCATTAGCATCGGTCTTATGCTCTGGAAGAATTTCATCAAGTTGAGCTTTAGTATAGTCGTTGATGCTCCCTTCGATTAACTTATATCCTTTATCTTGATACTTTTTAAGGTGAGAGTTATATTCAAGTTCTGCTTGTTGTGTAACAGTTCTTTTAACCTTCCCTTTAGTAATTGTAATATCTGGCTGTGCTGTAACCTTACCTTGATATTGGTAAGTGTTTCTTTTAATAGTGAAACCAGAGAGTTCACTTCCTTCACAGGAAATCTCAACTACTCTAATTTTTCCTTTTGAGTCTTTACTTATTAATGTATTATTCATTCTTTATAAAGCTTTAACTGCCTTATATTTAGAGCTTTTGTTTTTAGATACATAATCTATAGCTGCCTCTTTACTATGAGTCCATTTTGTGGGCCCGCTTTTTGACGTATATATTACATACATCGTTTTAGGAAGTGGAGATTCCTCTATCATTTCATATTCGGCATCTTCTATAACTACTTCTCTATACTGTTTCAGTTTTTCTTCTAACCCCATACGTAATTATCTAATTGGTGAGTTTCCATAAATTCTCCTCTTAAGTCACGAACACATTTCATATCCCATCGTGTTCCAGCATGTCTAAGTGCAGCAGCCAGATTACTGTTGTATTCTAGGCTACTTGAAGGAACAAATAAATCCTTAGATTCCCATACGGTGGATAAATTTGCTTCTTCATATCTTATTATGCACCATAGATGTCTTCTGTGGTCATAAGAAGATTCTATAGTCTCAAACACAATTTTCCCTGAATCAGGATTAACTGCAACTATCCTAGCATTGGTAATGCCTTTGATTTTAAAGCACTTCCCAATAACTTTATTTGCTAAATCGTCCTGTACTGATGTTAATGCATTTTTTAGTTTAGATGTGGCTGTAATTAATCCTTCAATCTCTGCCGGTACCATATTACTCATTTTTATAAAAACTTGATTATATTATTTTTCTCCAGTATGTCCAAATCCACCTTTACGGTCAGTTTCATTCAATCTTGCAACTTCTTCCCATTCTGCCACACAAGCCCATCCAAATACTAATTGGGCAATACGTTCTCCATCTTCAATGTACACTGCTTCGTGTCCTTGATTGATTAGAATTACATGTATTTCTTCTCTATAGTCAGCATCCACAGTGCCAGGAGTATTGAGTACTGTAATTCCTTTCTTTAAGGCCAATCCGCTTCTAGGTCTTACTTGACATTCCGCCACATATCCGTCTGTAAGATTGTCAGGAAGAGCAATCTTCAATCCTGTTGGGATAAGTGCTCTAGCACCTGGGTCTAAACGCAGCATTGTGACTTTATTAACATCAGACTTAAAGAGAATTTCACAATCTCCAAATGCCTTAATGGGTTTATCAACTGTTACTCTACTGAAGTCTGCACGTATATCCATACCTGCGGACATAGGAGTTTCATACTGGGGAAGTTTGTTATTCGATAGATTAATTACTTGTACCTTCATTTAAATAGTTTATTAGAGAGTTCAATACGTCTTTATCTGCTTCTGAATAGAAAGCCTTAATCAATTCATCTCCTTCATAAACTGCAACAAACGGAGTCATTCTGGCTCCGCACGATGCTTTTAGTTTATATGCTTGCTTCTTTTCTTTATAGCTTTCTTCATCGAACATTTCCAGAAAGATTCCAGACAAATTTGCGTCTAGTATCCTATCTGCATCAGAAGGATTACTATAAACAAATTTTACTGTTACCATTCTTCGTCTATTATTACAAGCTCAACACTAGTATAATCCCCAGTTGAACAATAGAACTCAAACACATCGCTATTATCATAAAGGTCGTAAATACTACCGAAACGGTCATCAGCCATTGTATCCCAATCAACATAGCATCTTACATGTTCGGGAACTGTACGTTTTTCTTCCCAGAGATAATCATCTTTAGCGTTCTCTAACATAGTGTCTATATCATCACTGTTACAGACTTTATATGTTTTTGAAATTCCCTCTTCTTCATTTTCATAACAAACCTCACGGTCGTCATAATCATCAGTTGTAATCATTTGAAGAATATCTTTGATGTCCTCTTCTGGAGTTTCTTCGTTGAATCTTTTGTCATGCAGGTCTAGTACTGCAACAACTCTCCAAGGTTCGTCAAAAAGTTCTCTATCTTCAATATAATTAGCCATAAACACGAGGGTCTGTTCTCTTTCAGTCATCATTTTCGTAAATTTTTATTGTAATAAATGAGCATCTTTTCTTGTTCTAGACAGAGCAACATATTGCAACTGCCGTCTTTCATCTTCATCTTTACAAAGGTTGATATTCTTCATATCAACAAAAACCTCACCATAAGAACTTCCTTGAGACTTATGCGTTGAGCAAGCATAGCCATAGTCGAACGATTTTTTCCTAATCAATCTTCCATCATAGTATAAATCGACTGGAGTAGTGAAACTTCCAATAAGTTTATAATATTCACTCCAAGCGGATTTAGATTGTTGCATCCGCCCTGCTTCTTTAAGATTGATAGCTTGTAATCGTAATCCTTCAATACGTGATGCAAGAGCTTGTTTATAATCAGAATCAAGGTCTCTTGCAATCATTGATATTGTAGTTCTATCATCTGTGGTAGAATCATACATATTCAGTTCATACCCAGGAACTTTCATAAATCCGGGTATATAAATGTCACGCTTTACTGGCTCGTCTACTATAATATAATCCATAGAGTTCCAGAATTTAACTCCGTTAAACTCGAGATTCTCATATCCAGTTAAGAACTCAAACTGATGATATTCAACAGTTCTTGCATCTTCCCAGATTACTCGTCTGATACAGTTGTTATAACTGGCAACCATAGCATTTGTATACGCTAATATCTTAGTTGCCAATATATCTCCATTTCTCATAGCCTTCTTGTAAGCTGGCACTGCGGCCTTTAAGAATGGAACAACATCAGAATGACAATATAGAGAACCCTCCTCTGATTCTACAGAGTGAAACCAATCAATGGTTTTGCTCCTCAAGGTAGTTAATATAGGCATCAAGGCATTGTTCTCTGCCTGCCTATAAACCTTAGTAAGAGTGTATTTGTCTTCCAAGTTAAATACTTTGGAAGTGGTAAGTGAATTAACCGGACGTAACTGACATTTATCTCCTACAAAGATAACCTTACAATTAAATGCGACACATTTCTCAATCAACAAATCAAATAAATCATCATTTATCATTGAAGATTCATCGCATATAACTACTCCACCTCTCGGCATTTGTATTCGTCTATCACTTACTCTAAACTTTAAATCTTTGAAATCCAAGGCAAGGATTTCTATGTTTGGAGATAATTGTAGCAATTGATGTAGAGTAATTGCATTTCTGTCGGCAAACCTAGATAGTACCAGTTTAGCTTTATGAGTTGGAGCACATAAAGCATAATCCATTTCCAATTCTGAATCCATATATTCAATAAGGTTTCTCATTAGAAAACTTTTACCTGTACCTGCTGCCCCAATTAATGAAAATGCTCTCTTAGATTTATCTAATAAGAACCTTTCCATTAAATCCAATGCTTCTCTTTGCTGTTCTCCTAATTGAGGTTTCTCTGTTTCTACTCCTATGTTTGATAGTGTGAAATTAAACATACTATGCAAACAATAGTGTTAACAATACTATCACATTAACGACAGTTTTATACGGATATATGTCCATATCCCTCTCCAAGTCATAGTATTTCCTCAAATAATCTCTCCCTACTGGATTAAGTACAAATATAGAAGTTAATACCATATTCGCAATCCATATCCATACAATGATTTGTGCTATTAAAACCATAATGCTATATAATAAAAAAGAGCGGTTCTACACGAACCACTCTCTCCAAAATAAATTAGTAATATCTTCTAATTCATAGACCCAATTTCCATAGATGTCTGTTGCACCTCTAACCTTTACTTGATAGAGCCTTTGATTGGTATTAGGATTATCTAACGGACCATGTTCCTCAATGTAAGGGCCTAGCTTAATATAATTGAAGTTTTTTAATTTAATTTCCTCTGACAATTCTGCTTTGCCACTATACCAAGCCACCATTAAACTATACCCTTTTTCCTTGATATATGAAGCCAATTCATTTATATATCCAGGGTCTGAATCACCTCCCATAAAGCATATACAAGTAATTCCATCGTTGGATTCTATTAACTTATCAAGGGTATGATGATACAATCTTTCTCCAATATCCTCAGCCAAGTAAGGGCTATGGCAGCCTTTACAATGACATGGACAATTAGAAATATTTATACAAAGGGTTACCTCGAGAGGAATCTCCCCTAACGTTACTGCTGTGTCTGTATATTTAAGCATTTGTATATCCTAATTTAGAATTGTCTACTGTGTAAGTAAGAGAATTGTACACTCTATGTGTTTGCTCTTCTTGTCTGCCTGCTGACCAATTCTTTATCTTAGTAAGATAACCAATGATTCTGTCATACATATCTATGTGAGTGCTTCCACACTTAGGACAAGTAGTAACAGGAACCTTAGTAATGAACCCACAGTCTTGACATTCAGAGTTTGGAACATTGAATGTTAGATAACTACATCCAACAGTGGCAGCATAGTTGAGTAACAGACTTGCCTGATTCTTAGTAGGATGTTCAGATAGATTAATATGAGCCGCACTTCCTCCGTCTAGCCAATCACCAACATATTCACTTCCATGAAGTTTGATTTTCTCCAAGATTGAACTGTTAGATTCTGGTAAAAATACATAAGAAGTATATAAGTTTCTTTCTTTAGGAACCCAATACCCATCAGCTTTATCCCAGTTGTAATTCTTCACAGCTAAAGATTCAGCAGGAACCAGTTCAGTGTTGAACATAGTTTTCTTAGTATTATGGAGTTGATTTTGCTCTTTGATAGTTCCGAAAATAAGATTACAGAACTCTTTGTACTCATCATTGTCACTACATTCAATTCCCAAGAACATTGCAGCTTCATTCAATCCATTTAAGCCAATGGTTAAATACTGATTATTCAGGTTGATAAATCCAGCTTCATATACAGGCAACAGATGTGCATTATATAAGTCCCAAAGTAGCTCATTGTAAGCTGTATGATACTTATAGACTCTGTCTAAAATATTGGTTAGATACTCTTTTACCTCTGGATAGCAATGCTTGCTGAGTTGTGTTCCCGGAATAGGACATTCATCTTTAGTTTCTCTTATAAAATTCTGAATGATTCTATTCAGGTTAAGAGTAATTACAGATTTAGAACCGGTTTGTTCTCCAACCAATCCATTAGTAAATGTAAATTCATTAGATTGGAGTTTATTCTTTAATCGGCAGCAGCTTGATAAAGAATCTACACTATCACTTATATAAGTAAAAAATGAGTGCCCTTCTGCATATTCTTCTGAAACGAATTGTTCCCATTCTTTATCTTGAAACTCTCCATCTTTATAAAGAAGAGATACTGTTTCTACTGGGAATGTGAGCATACAACGAAGTCTCTCTTGATTAAACCACTTCATAAATTTCTTTTGAAGCCAGTTGAGAGAGTCCCATTTTGGAGTATCTCCGTCAGGGAACACGAAATGTCCATACATTCCTTCAAAATAAGGTTTATCGAAATAACTTACATTCCAGAAAGCTGACTGGAAACCTCTTGCTGCGGCAGGTTGATTAACAGAATATACAATTTGTTGGAATTTCTGCTCAATTACCTTCTCAATACTTCTGCATTGTGGCTCCTCATAACCTTCTTCTAATAGCTCTTCAGCACTAGTTGGGAATGGGTAGCCATACATTTGAACTCCTGCATCAGCATACTTCCAATAATCATCGCCCCATTCTTTACGAGCAAAGTGGTCAAACATTACTAAGAAACTTGCAGTTGCAACAGCTCCTGCAAATTGAGAAGATACAGCAAATATCATATTTACAAACATTCCACAGAATGAGTCAAGGTTCTTTGGAGATGCTGATAAGCCCCCAATTCCTTTGATTCCACCTTGCAAGAATGGATAACAGGATAAAGCTACACAATATGGGAATCCAAATGTAGAATTTTCATCATGTTTATAGATGATATGGCTCTTTAAATCTCTTTCATACTGTTTGTAGTCGAAATCAGGATATAGTACTTGAAGTTTCTCCTTTACTCTATACCTATTAAGGTCTATATTATTACTTTTATATAGCTCATTGTTAAGTACCGCAATATTCTTATTGGCAACATTTGAGTTATCATCAACTTCTGAGCCTTCCGCTGCATTAGAAGCCTTCATAAATTCTTTTATAAATTCTTCTCTTTCTCTCACATTCTCACGAACACGAGCTCTGTTTTCTCTATATAAGATATAAGCTTTAGCAACATCAGGGAAATCAAAGTCCATAAGAATCTCCTCTATCTGGTCTTGTATGTCCTCAATCGTTATTTCATCCCATACTTCAATAGAATCTAAAATATCCTCGACAGTATCTTCTTGTGGTGTGTATCCGCAAGCACTAAATGCTTTCAGGACTGCAATTTTGATTTTTGAGGCATTGAAAGCCTCGCTTGTTCCGTCTCTTTTTATTACGTTCATAGATATAAAATTGTTTATATTGTGCCGAAATGCTTTACAAAGATAGTAAAAAATTTCGACACTTCAAAACAAATTGCTATACTGTTAAGATGTCCTTTAGTAGTAAAGTTTTCTCAACTTTATTCATTATATCTTTTCCTCCATCATTGCTGATTAATTGAGTAAATGCATTATATACAGTGAACATATTTACTGGCTGGTCTTCTGGAACATAATATTCGGATTTCTTGTCAAACAATAGTTTATAAGCATCTATTGGAGTACTAGTTGCCAGTTTGACTTTACCATATCCAGAGTCATATGCCATGTTAATAGAGTTTCTCACCCACATTCCAAGATTTCTCTCGATTTGTTCATCAGTTCTTTCAAACTCTGTTTTATGCAATTTCTCTAGCCAGACTTTCATATCATTAGTCTGTTCCATTAGAGTGGTTACAGGTCTATAATTGATAGCTTTCTCTGGCGACAATTCCTGAATACTTAAGAAAGAAGGATTAAACACGCAGAGGTTAGTACAAGCTCTGTTAAGTCCACCTCTATATATCTTTACAACTGGTTTGCGTACATCTAATCCATATATAAAACCAACTACTTCATCGTGATTGTCAAATGAATATTCTTCTGGCATTACTGCCTGTATCCATACACGATTGTAAGTAACATCATCTACATCTATTCCTCCGTCTTTGGTTTTAGTTATCTGGTCTGGTAGTTTTACTTGGATTCTAAAATCATCAGTAAACTTTGACATTCTTTCTAAGAAAGGTGTTACGTATGCTTCGGTTTTAAAGTACTCATTGTCTTTAATAACAGTAGCTTTACCTTTCAGTAATTCAGGCAGTGTGATTTCCACTTATATTTAATACTTTCAATGTTGTTTCACGATTTATCATATCTATGAACTGATTGAGGGAATCCTCATAATCTTTAATTAAATCTTCCCCGAAGATTGTCTGTATCATGTCTTCATCAAACCTGAAACCTCGATTGTAGGGGTCATACTCAAGATAAATGTAATCGGTTATTTCTGAGTACTCTTCCTCAGCTTTTTCCTCTCCAACTAAATAATCCAGAAGAGAATAGGCTGCTTCAAACTTTTGTTGAACGGCCCATAAAAATTCGCTTTCAATTTCACCTTCCTCTAAATAACATATGTTTACATCTTCCGGATGGATAAAACCGAGGGTTGCTTCACATAGAGAAAAAAGGCAATCAATTGCCTCTTCTCCTGCGTGATTTTCTAATATTTCTCTAAACAAATAATTCATTGTAATACAATTCTTCCGTCAATAATTTTTGCACCATCTATGATTGAATAATCAGTACAAGCCGGAGTGTTCCCAAAATTCTTGTGAATCCACTCAGAGCTTCCAAATAGAGAACCTACTGATTTATATGTAAACCTACGTCCGTAGGTTGTTGCGGATTGATGTAAATCTCCCTTTACAAATACAACCTTATTTCCGAATATCTGTTTATTATCGAGATATTCATTAATAAAGTTCTCTGTCTTTACATCTAAAGTCAGAGGAAGATTCTTAAACATATCCTTATTGTCCTTTCCATGACAAAGGACAAATGTAGTGTCTCCTACATTAAACTCTCCGATGAACTTATCGAAGATTGTACAGTCTACACCTTTATGAGTAAGGATTGCTTCTAATGCTACATTGGCCGCATATCCAAAGTCTCCATCATGATTCGATTCTCCGACACAAATGTACTTCATTTCGTTATAGTTCAAGTGATTTAAGGTATCGAAGAACTCTACCATACACTCGATAAATGTGTGAATTTGTTCTTTGTTACACATATTTTGCGGAAGAGAATGTCCACCACGAGTGGTTTGCCCATCATATCCGTCAAGAGAATCTCCAAGATTACAAACATAGATGTTATTAAATCCGCCATATAAGGCGTTAAGTCTAAACAATTCGTCTGCAATCAATCTCAATCTTCTTCCTACTTCTTCCTTGTTGTAAGGATTAGAATAAATCGAAAGAGGAGAAACATACGCTCCAATGTGCATATCTGACAAATAAATGATAATGTCCTGTTTACCACAAGATTTCTTCGGAGAATACTTGGAGAGATTAGTCAAATTCAATCCATCCAAATCAATATGGATTCCTTCTTCAAGCTTTCTCTTTAACTCAATGTTTTCGAGAGCATACTTTTTAAGAAGTAATCTATCGTTCTTTACAGATTGTTCTTCGATTGTTCGTAAGAAGTCATTCTCCTTTTCACGCATTTGCATATCTGCCAATTCCTCTTGGGTATGTTCCTCAATAATGTGAGGGGCAAATGGAGATACGGCTTTAGTAATGCTGAATACACGAAGAATACGTTTGAAGTCAATAAGAGAATATTCAGGGAAATATCTACTTATCTCTCTTTGAGTAATAGACATTCCATAATATGAATACATTCGGTGAATGTTGTTCATTTCATCTCTTGTAAGTCTTCCAGTAAGAGGAGCTTTGTCTTTTCTTAAGACTTTAAATTCATAGAACTTAATCTTCCCATCTTCGTCACGGATAAGATTAACACTATTTCTATCGTCGTCTGCTTCAAGTTGCACTTGTTCCAGAGTAGTATCATCTGACGTGGATTCTTCCATTGGAGCTGCCGTTTCTTGAGTGAAAGGAAGTTCCGGACATGAAGTTTTACTCCACAATTCATTGATTTTATCCATATCTTCTTTATTAATCATACCTTCCTTGTAATGATTACTTATGTTTTCATAAGTGTCTTCAAAATACCTTTTCGGAAGTTTGTTTGATTTAGTAAAATCTGACTTAGATGCTCCAAGTTCAACCAGTTGTGATAAACGCGCGATAAAATTAGTAATTGTTTTTTTGTAAATCATTTTTCAATGTTTTAAGTTAAGCTGTTACGCCTTTAAAGTTTATTAAAATAAAAAAGGAGTCCGCCTAAATTAATAGACGAACTCCTCTGGGGCTGTATTGATACATAGAAGTTATGCTACAATACCAAAGCAAAGGTATGTTCCTTTCTTAGCACTCTTAGATGGAGTATATTCTACCTCAAATGCGATAGGTTCTCCTTCAAGTACTTGTTTTGTGTAAGTGCAAACGATGTCACCTTTATAACCTTTGTCAGTGTAAAGGGATTTTGCGATTTCTTTAGCCTTAGCTTTTGTTTCGCTAGTTTCAGCGATAACAGAGCCAGTTTTCTTATCAATCAACTGATAAGTAGTTTTGTATTTACGTTTACCTTTTTCGTTCTTTACGTCATTTACTTTGTAAGGACGTTCACGAGTGTCAGCAGCTCCGGCTTCGATTGTAATCATACAACCTGCGTTCTTTACATTCTTAGTGTGTTTTGCAAGATAATCCAGACAGAACTCTTTGATGTCCTTTTCTGTGATTCCACCTTCGTGGTTTTTCTTCCAATTCTTGTACGCTTGAGTTGCGTCTTTCATTACTTCAAATGGTAATTGAGCCTTTGCTTCTTCTTTAGTAAATGCACATACTTCTAATTTCTGGAAATTCAATACTTGTGTTGCCATAATTCAAAAAATTTTTTAAACATTATTCTTATTAATCATCTTCTATTTATTGTTACAAAGATAGTCATTTTTCTGTAACTCACCAAACTAATTTGGTAAATAAATCTTAATAAAGTATAATCTAATTCTTGAATTATCTATAATGTTCTTCCGAAGAAGTGATACAAAGATACTACATTTTTTCGAGGTTGCAAAACCTCACTTGTTAAAAAGTGTGAAAATAAATTTATATCAAATTTCTTCAATAGGATTTGGAGGAAAGCAAAAGCTGTTATTACACATTTGTTTCCATGTGATTTCGCTCTCCTCATAGAATTTATCCACTATTTCATCATTACGCTTTTCTATAAGACCCGCAGCCCATAAAAGCTGATGAAATCTTAGTTCGGGATGTTGTGCCATTAACTCTGTTAATCTACAGATAATAGCTTTATTATACATCAACGTTCGCGTCATAATTAAAATGGTAAATATTCGTGAAGTATCTTTCCAATCTGTGTCGCCATTTCAGCCGGAGTTTTAATTCCAAATGTGGGGAACTCTGTACAGCCGTACATAAAGTCCTCACACATAATAGCTAGCCCCTTTATAAACTTCTCTGGAAGGGGGTCTTTGGCAGTAATCTGCATTAGTATTTTATAAGGAGTGATATCTGGTCTCTGCTGTTTGGCTTTCATAGTCAAATGACAGGTCAGAGCAATCACTGCAAATTTATTACTGACATCAGCATTCAGATAGCCGAGCGAGAAGTTGTCGGCATAAAGCTGTTTCATTTCATCATACGTCATATCGTAATATTCCATTAAATAGGTGTCTCCCATGGATTTACAGTATAAAATGCAACCATTCGCAATAGCTTTACAAACTCTGCGAATCCTCTTATTAGTTCTTTCTTACTGACTTTATATACTCCAGCAAAATAATTGGGAACAGTAGATACCAATAGCATGTTTGCTTTCATGTCGGGCTCTTTAAGCCCGTATATATGTTCAGCAGCTAGCATTAGTAACCAACCATACATACCCATTTGCCGATAATAATGATATTGTTCCCAACTTTCATTAAATCGAGTCAAATAATGACCAGTAGTTTTTAAGTCATTTAATGTGATAAGGTTCTCATCTGGACAAATAGTATAATTATCCAGTTTAGCTTTTAGCTTTAATATGAAAGGCTCGTGGTCTGGAACTGTCACTTCGACGTCTAGTATAACGGCTTGCTCATTTAAAGACAATGGTGGAGTCATTATAAATTGAGGATTTAATAGAGACTGTATCTCCTTATTCCTATTTACTGACTGCAAACAAAGCTGTAATTTCTCCCTTGATTTGGAATCCAGATAGATTGGAACCTTGGATGTATTATTTCCAAATTCATATTTCTTTCTGTCAATCCAATATTCTGTGCACTTATTACGTATGGATAAGATTTTCTTATCGTCCATTTTACCCTTGTAATAATCTATCTTGTCAGAAGCGGCTATAATATCTTCATCAGATACTTCACCTTTTATTAAAAAGACAGAATATAGTTCATCTGCCATGAATCCAGCTTTTGCTGTTGGCCTATCGACCGAGTCCACTAAAGTAAATTCATTTGGCTGTAAAACTAATTCATGCACTGCAGAACCAAATACTAACGAATCTGAGTAAGCGGTTTTCAATCCTTCAAAATACTGCTCTGGAGACCCTCCTTGCTCAGGGTTTATATATTTAAGTCTCGAGTTACTGATATAATCTCTATATCCATTCCCAAAATACTCTTCATCAGTAATGTCAAGTACCTTGAGTGTTTCTACTAGGGGATTGAGCTTGATGTCATTCAAGCTCATAGGCATGTAATTCTAATTTAAATGTTGCACTCGGAGTATCTAAATCATCAGCTGATTCATATACACTCATTGTCCCATTCTCATAGTCCATATCAATACAATATGCTTTGTCTCCCGCTTTATATTTACCAACGTCCTTGATAAATACACAATTCATAAAAGTTATAAAAAGAGTATCGCATAAGTCCCAACTTCCCCAAGTGAATAATTGTTTTTCCATTAACCGTAGGTTTTCATAAAGCAATAGGCATCCATAATTTCGTCCTTACAAAGAGAGAAAACCTTATACATAGGAAAGTCAGAAGTTCTTTCGGTGTGATATACCAATGCAGGCAAGCCTGAATTGTGACACTTCAATACATTGCTGATTGAATCATCAATAAATACATCGACCTTACCTTTAATCATATCAGCTTTATTGCCGTGCTGATAGACCATTTGATAGATAGGAGCTTTCGGGAATCCGTTCATCTCCAGCCACTTCTTAGTCCATTCCTTATTGTTTACTCTTTTTGTGCAATACAGAGCTGGCTGGAAATCTGGCATATTAATAACCTTCAGACCAAGCCAAAAATCTCTGTCTTTAGATAATACCTGCTGCACGTTTTTAGTAATTATACTATCTTCGAGCATACGTGGATTGTTTTTTGTATCAAAATACTCACAATATGCTCCCCAAAAGTCGGCTAGACAATCGTCTATGTCTAATCCAATTCTAAATCTCTTCATTTAATAAA